AGTTTTGTCCCCAGCCTTCAAAGTTAATTGTACCAGCTCGAGAGGCATATACCGGAGTACCGACTGGCACACCGAGATCTAATCCGTTGTGTCCCTTTTGTCCGTACTGAGCATAATAGGCTGGGTTTTCACCGAAGCCTTGAGTCTGTCGAATTGTATTCATTGGCCATATGTATTTTGGCATAATCTATTCCTCTATGCGTTAGTTGTCTTATCTATAAGGTCGTCCGATTCTTGTCTCAGACGTTCGTTGTTTCTATGTAATTCTTCAATGACTTCGTTTTTACCGTCAATGATACCTTGTAGTTTTTCGATTTGGAGCCTTAGCTTTTCAATTAGTTCTTCTCGGTCTTTTGCTACTTCTCGCAATCGATCATTCTCTTCGCGCAGTCCGTCGTTTTCTTCGTTAGATAACTTCAATCGACGTTCGTATGCTGAGAATACTGTTTGGTTTTTGTCTTTAGATTCTCTGGTTCGCTGTATTTTCGCTACTGTTATTGTACCAATGATACCAACTGCTGCTGCAACTACTAACGGGGAGAAAATGGCCTCAATAATCGTCTCTAGCATCTAGGCCCCCTTTAGGTGGGAAGAAGAACACTATAGATAGCGCTTGGAAATACGCTAGAGCTGTCCAGATTACCGCAATTAATAACGTGCCACCATCACCTATTCGGAAGAACAGGGCAACAGCCCAAAGGATTTTGATGAATAAACCAGTTTTCATCATATTTCGGAGTAAACCCCATTGACGCTTCCACATTGCAAACGCCATCGTTAGGCCTACGCCTATAAATGTAGCTCCCCATAGACTCATAAATATCTGATTTGGTGCTACTACGGGGAAGATTGTAGGCTCCCACATAAATATACCAACGCCAAGGATGAGGTTAAGAATCGTAAATCCAAGTGCAAACCAAAAGGTTGGAGGATCTAATACCCTTAAACTGGGTCGAGCATTTATTACTTTTTTATTCACTTTATTCATACATCGCTTTCATAACTAATAGTAACCTTAAGATAGGTTAACTACAACCGTCTATTCACCCTTAATACGATCATCGATCCAGTCAGAGATACCGTTACCTCCGGTAACTGTTCGGCTTAGGGTATTAACCGTACCTACACCCGGGATCAGGTTTAGTACAGTCCTACTGTTTACACCACCGTACCTGTTGATAGGGTTAAGTGGAGTGTTAAATCCGGCGCGAGTCTTAGAGTTTTCATTCCAAGGGTTAACAAGACTAGCTCCCGTAGGGTCTGTCTTACTAATTGATCCACCAACCGTAGGCGCATCGGCATCCGGATTGATTGTACTAGCGATACCGTCCCATGCGAATTGGATAGCTGCTGTAGCGGCCCACATTCCTGCGAGTGCTGCTGTACGTTTAGTCGCGCGAAGGTTAGATAGATTCTTAATAGTATCATCGATAGTCTTCACATTGTCTTCTACTAACTTAACATGATCTCGGATTACGTCAAGTGGTGGAGCGTCAGCTGGAGCTTTTCCATCTTTAACTGCCTTCTCGACATCTTTAAGTCCTTTGAGATATGCCTTGTATTCACCGCGCATATTGGCGATAGGTGTTGCTCGTGGATCTCCACGCTGTAATACGTCAAGTGCTCGAGCGTCTTTGATCTGAATCGTATCTCGTACGAAGTTTGATATACCAAGTGGGAAGCGCATGAACATTGTCAATGCACGTTTAATGGCTGAACTATCGCGAAGGAACTCTGGACGAGCCAATGAGTTAGCACCAAATGCGGTGTTATTCACTTGGATGTTACCAGATCGCTCGGCTAATGCCAGTGCTTCTGGATCCTTAAGTGCAAGTTTAATTGCTTGTGATTGTGATTTACCGGCTGCAATAGCTTCAGTGTAAGCCTTACTCTGAGAAAGTCCCTGAGCAAATGCTTGGCGGAATGGACCTTCGACTGAGGTTTGTTCACCCCAGCGGTTAAGATCGTACTTCCTGAATGCGTCACCAACCTTAGATCCGCGTAGTGCTTCTCCGGCTTCGGTTAATGCATCAGCTTCACCACCTTGAATGTCGCCAGAAACAGTTTTGTCTCCGAAGCTTGCTTTGCTGTCTACAACTTTCAAATCTTCTGGATCGAAGGCTTTAGCTAGTGCACGACCATCTGATGAAATATCACCGGCTGCGAGTAGCTTCTGAGAGAGTGCAAATGCTGCGTTCTTAGGGTTGTTCCATAGGAAGGCGCTATAAACGTTGTTCTGTAATCCCTTGATCCATTTATCAGCTGTTGAGCTAGATCCCTGAGAGATACCGTTTGCAAGCATAGTATTAAGGTATTGGATACCATCATTGAATTGGCTTGTGTTCGCGCGTACATGGGCTGGAACACTAGAAAGTGCATCAGAAAACTCGTCAAGTACTGGAGTAAAGGCAATGTGGTTGATCATTCCATCGACGTATCGAGGGAGGACTTCAAGAATGTTGTTGTTCGTAAGCTCTGGTTTTTCATCAAGCTTGCGCTCCATAGCGTTTTGTGACATAACACGAGTTTTCTTGTCAACCAATCCTTCCGCTAGGTAGCTAGGACTCTCAGAATAGTCTTTTAACATATTCCAAGGTGAGTAGTTATCGCGTACTGGCATACCAGCATCGATCATTCTCTGTTTAATATCATCAAATACAGTAACAACGCGATCATAGATCTCGCGAGTCTGTGGATCAGTAATGTATTTTGCGACATTTTCTCGGTCTTCAAGTGCTCTAACGATTTGTGCACCAGTATTAATACGAGCCGTCTCGCTCTTACCAGCTACGTCTTTAGATAACTTGACAATCTCTCGCATCGGTGTACGGAGAGAGGCTTTCATATCAGCCTTAGTCTTACTACCGCGAATAAGTGACTGTGCTGTACGAGCACCGGCTTCACCTAATGTGCGAGTTGCATAGCCAATAGAATCGCTTAGGTAGCGACCAATAGATTTTGTAAGGTTTTCTGAGGCGTCATTAGAAATCTTACCTTGAGTAAGGTAGGTAACTGCTTTAGCGACTTCTGGATCTAGTTCATTAAGATTAAGATCTTTGACTAACTGTGGATCGAGATCATTACCGATAACGGCAAGTTCTTGTGGTTTAGCACGACGAGCTGCTTTGTCTTTAATAATAGCTTCAGCTGCTTCATCAGCACCACGAAGATCCATAGAGACTTCACCGAGATCAGCTTGAGGAGTAACCTCTGCTGCCATAACAGTATTACGAGGAGCCTGAGCTGGTTGTCCGTATACACCGCCGTCTGTGAATCCACGACTAAGCATATCTTCTGGACTACGGGCTGTAACGTGAGTAACTTCCCCGTTAACACTTCGTCCAGCAAGCGCAGTTCCATCTCGGTTGTTATCAATGGCGTCAACAATATCGTCTCGTTGTCCCTCTGGGATACGATAGAAAGTCTTGTCTCCGGTAGATGGATTCACAACCTGTACAACTTCAGTAGGGCTTGTTGTAACATCTGCTGAAATAACAGGTGACTCTACGCCTACTGATTCCTGCATTTGTTTAGCGCGTAGATATTCTGCTGGGTTAGATGATGTTGCAGCTTCTTCTAATGCGGCCATAGGTGCATTCTGAGCAGGAGTTATGGTGTTAGGATTTGTAATTTCCGGTTCTGCACGAGTAAATGGATTAGTACTCGTTTCAACAGGTTTAGGTTGAACTTCTGTTTTCCCACTCTTTGTGATTTTTGGTCCTTCAATAAGTGTATCTGCGAACTTAGTAGCTGCGTCCTCGTCCATTGAAAGTAATCGAGCGGATAGATTAGGGTTCTGAGTAATTGCATCGTCGATCTTAGCCTGTGCACTAGGTTCAAGACGTTGGATAGCGCGGAAGAATGGTAGTTCTGCTACCTTAATATCATCAAGTGGATCTTTAGGACGGTTACGACTAGCAGCAAGCGCACTAGACATCTTACCGAGTATACCACCAAGAGCACCACCAACAGCGGCGCCCGTAACAACTCCACCTACGATATCACCAGCAGTAGTATCTGCACCGTTAGCCTCAACAGCTCCACCGGCTCCGTATCCAGCACCAAGTACTGCACCCGATGCAAGTCCTTGTTTACCGTTGCGAGGGTTGAGTACGATATCACGAGCAGCAGATAATGAATCTTTTGCTTTGTCAACAGCTTGAGCAACTGGACGGCCCTCACGAGCAATCTTTGCAATGTCAAGTCCTGTTTCAGCAACCTTGCCACCGGCACGAGTACCAGCCGCAATAGCGCTACCAGCACCGGCTGTAGCTACGTCAATACCTACCTGAGCAGCAGCTCCGGCATATTTAGTAGGATCTGTAACGTCCATAATACGGTCGTTTTCAGCTTTAGATTCACCTTCGATCTTTTCGATCTGAGCTTTAATGCTGTCATATAATGATTGTTCTTCAGGAGTGAAGTTATTAACACCCGGTTTCATAGGGCCTTTAACTGCGCCCTTTTGTTCGAGGGTATCTTTAGTAGCCCGTAGAGTTTTAAGTAACTCACGGGTTGAGTCGTCTTTCTTTTCTTGAGACTTAAAAGTAACGCTGTCGAGTGCTCGAGCGTTTGCTTCTGAAATTCGTAGATATGGATCGACTACTGCCTTAGCTAAACTCTTAGTAGCTCCCGGAATACTAAATTGACTGTTAGGATCGGTTGCTTGACCCCACCAACTTGAGTGGTAGAGGTCTTTCTGAGTTTGAGCTGTTTTGGCTTGTTCGTCTTCTCGGTTATAGAAAGGCATATTACCTCCTACCGAAGATTAAGATTAGGTGCAACTGTTCGCGTTGCTTGTGAATTAGCTTGTGCTTGAGAGAACCTGTCTGGGTATGCTGAACGGAATCGTTGTACATAACTAGAGTAAGTTTTGATGTCGTTATCGTCGAGGTACTTTTTAAGTCCCGGACGATCTTCATAAAACTTATCAAGTTCCTTCTTGTTACCAGTAGCCATGATGCGACCAAGTTGAATCGTGTCGTCATAGTCTTTAGTAAAGTCAACATCACTAGGATCTGCTGAACCCTTGAGAGCTTCTGAGATACTGATGTTATTAGCACGAGCATAATCGTTAACACTAATAGGCTTACCAGCACCATCGGTGAAGGTGTAACCACCAGCGTCATTGAGAACTCGTTGGAAGTTTTTAGGGTCTGACTTAGCGCGTTCAATATCACGAACTCGCATTTGCTCTTTAAGATTGATTTCAGCTTCAGCTTCAGCAGCACGACGGCTTGCTTCTTGCTGATCTGCAACTGCACCGGCATTACCGGCTCCAGCTACACCAGCAGTATTTGCACCAGCTGAGATAAACTTAAGATTAGCAAGGTTTTGAAGGTTGCCAATTTGACCGGCATTTGCAGCCGTCTGTGCTGGCGAAGCACCAAAGTTAGCTCTGGTGTTCGCTGCTTGAATTATTGCGTCGATGAAAGGTTGTTCCATTATGAGTATACGCTCGCTGCTAATGCGATGTCCTGTGGTCGCCATCCTGACTGTTGTAGGCCAGCTAACCATGTCTGTACATCTGTTTGATAAATATCGTTTGTAGCATCGTATAGAGCCGCTTGACGATCTGCCTCGTTGTTGAGTCGGAAGTCGCGTTCGTCTTGTGCTTGCATAGCCACGAAGTCATTAAGCTGTCGATCAAGATCAGCCTTAGTAGTTTCGTTAAGCTCGATTGAACGAGTACCTTTAGTTCCAAGATCCTCGAATGTACGCGTACGGAATAGTTCCTGAGTAGCGCGTTCATCAGTAAAGTCTTTAAGTTGGTTGGTACTTGCACGATTACGATCAAGTGTTTGTTGTTCAAGTTCTTGTGTACCAAGACCTGATTCAGTAAGTCCAGCTTCGGCAAGTGCGGTACGGGCAGCACGGTTGTTCATATCGAACTCGCTACCTTCAGTTTGCTGGAATTGGTCCTCGTTGTAGAGGCTCTTATCTATAGCGCTATTAACGTCCTCGTCAGTACGAAGTCGGTTAGTAGCAATATCTTCTTGTGTGTATCGAAGATCTGTATCGGCAGCAGTCTTAGCGGCAGTAGTATTGCCAGTTTGCTGTGAACGTTGCAAAGCATATCGTTCAAGCTGATTGTTTAGCTTATCCTGATATACTGGGTTAACAGAAGAAAGTGCTTTAGTGTTAGCCTTGGCACGAGCATCTGCTGTATTTAAATAAGGGAGACGAGGCGTAGCCGCTGCTTGTGCGCGGATAGCTTCAATCTGTTGTTGTATAAGTTGGAGTTCAAGAGCATTAGACGGAGCCGTTGCAATCTTAGGGAGATTAGCTGGAGCAATTTGTGTCTTAGGTGTGACTTTTGGATTTCCCCAAATGTCATTAGTTGAAGGCTTCTCGACTTTCTTGATAAGTCCGAGTCCCTCGAATACCCCTGCTGCTGCATTTTCTAGCCAGTTAGCCATTATTAATTTTCCGTTTACTCTTTCCGAGGTTATATATTCTTTAGATAGTATGCTTTATTATAGGTGTTATCGCAAGGGTCTACTATGGAGCAGCCTTATAAATCTGTCCCGCGTATCTTCCATTCATAACAAGGACCTTGACTCGAAGATTAAATTTCTCCGCGTCAGTCTCAGTTAATGGGTCTATAGGAGGATTAGGTGGCGGTGGCACACTATAGTAAAAGTCGTGCTTGATATACACATATGTTTCATCAGCGTGAGCGTATACTAAAGTACCACCAAGACGTACGAAGTTAATCAGATAACGTCCAATATAGAACGCGATAGAAGGTGGTGTATCGATAATATTAAAGTAAACCCATACAGATGGGATATAAGGTAGGTTATGCTTGAACTTAAGCAAATCCTCACTAACCACGGGGTTAGTTGAGCTTGCTGTAAGATTAGTCATAGTTTTTAGAGGTTTAAAGTAGTATAGATGAGGCGGATTAGCAACCGTACTCACCTTAACCTGATCAAGATCACTGTCGTATACAAGGTTTTCATCCTTATTAACATCAGTACCTTCTTCAGAGAATCTAACTCCCCATCGTTCGCCACTCATCCTGCAATCTCCGTTGGTTCCTTAAAAATAACATACCGATATGTCTCATCAAAATAAGACGGTAGTACAACAGCTTGTGGTTCTACGATAGCACCGGCCGGAAGATCTAATGGTCCGATAAAAGCAGTGCTAGGTGAAGGCGCTGGTATTAGGTTGCCAAATATTAGTAATTGAGCTGGTGTGTATCGTATAGCCACTTTCACAAGTGGTGGATATGCTAGGTTGTGTCGAATAACACCGCGACCCTGTACTGTGAATGGAACACCACCAGTAATCTGAGCAGTTCCTACTTTATCAATACCAATAGCTTTTGCGTCTGTTGTGACAGAGAACCCAATAGGATCTGAATCACGAACATCTCGAGCTGCATATTGACCGTTACCGATAAGCTTAATACCGCGATCACTACGTCCGACAGATCCGAGTAATCCTCTGTCTCCACCTTCGTAATCTTCTTCCATATTGAGGTCGTACACCGTAATGTATCCGTTAATAGTATACTCATATCCTACGCCCGGTCCTTGAGTAAGGATCAGGTATATTGAAGTTCTATCAGCGACAAACAGGTAAGATCCTGATTGGCTAGATTGTACTTCAAAACGAGTATTATAAAAAGGCGCCTCGAATGCTGGTAAATAACCTAGATTGTGGTCTAGTAATTTAATTGTTTGATCCTTAACAAAAGCATCTTCAATATAGATCTTTTGAGTTGCTACAACTGACATAGTTTTCCAACGTGTATCAATAACACGCTGATAGTCTGAAGCCCTAGCGATAGGAGTTCCTGATTGTGCAATAGCTACGCCGAATTTAGTCACCGATATTACCGATCCAACCTACTTCTGTACCTAGGTCGTCCGATATAGCGATTCGCTTATTAGGTCCATCAAGTTTAATTCCAGTCACACTAATCACATCACCAAGAGAACCTGAAGTTGAAGTTGTATCAAAGTTCACTTCCCTTCGTGGGCTATCGTTAGATAGACCTGAAAGCGTAACCGCATCAGGCCGTCTAATCCTTCGGCTTAAAAAACCGTTAAAACCGGAGGCTGTGTAATCGTATGGTTCATTTCTATCCACCGAAGGTGCTCTCCTGCATTTCGTAGTGCATATCAAGAAGGTCGATGCTTTGTGGCTCACCATCTGATGCGTGACTAATTCTTACGTTAAAGTTGTGATCGTTTAGATCCTTAGTATCACCAATAGCTATCTTGGTAATAGGCTCCTTAAGTTCTCCAACAGTTACAAACTCTGTCTTCGCTACTTTAGGTGGACGCGCGATTTGAATGTTTGCACCTGAGATAGAGCTTCCAGAGACGAATAGTCCCTTTAATCCCTTCTTAAATGAAGTGCCGTAGTCGCGTTGTCCGTATTGAATCATAAATGGAATGATATCACCGGCGTCGGTGTTACCTTCATCTTCACGGTAGATAGTCATAGTGTCCGTAAGCGCATACATACGGTTTTTACCGCTGATTCGGCTGTTAATAGTGAACTTCAGGTTACGAGTATAAGTGTCTCGTGACCAAGAGTTTAGATCGAAGTCATAAATAAATCGAGTGAACTCTTCATTAATAGTTCCTACGTTAATCTTTAGGATATTGTCAATCATTCCGATTGTAACAAATTTGTAGTAGTTAGGATCTACGTTAGCCATTAAGCCCTTGATACCTCGAGAAATAATCTCGTGAGCACCGCTAGTAGAGTCTCGTGCGTGTACGTTTAGATCTGAGTCAACCCAGATAAGCCACTCGAGAGTATTCACCAGAGCGTTAGAATTAAGTAAGCCAATCTCTTCAAATACTGGTTTTAGTTGTGCACCATCAAAGTCGAGCATTGATGTACGGGTAAAAGCAATAAGTCGGTTGTTGCTGTTAGCAAGTCCCACAACGGATGTATCTGCTGCACTACCAGATGGAATTTGGAGGTAATCAGCTGTTTGTTCTGTACGGTAATCAGTGTTCCAGAGAACTGATAGTTCTGATTTACGTCCGTCTAACCAAACCTCATCATTATCTGCAAATGAGTATCGAGCTGACAGGTATCCGTTACCAGATCCCACAGCCGTAAGGTTAATAGCTGTACCAGCTTGAGCTAATGCAAGTGTAGTTGCGAGCTTAATAGTAGTGGCTGTTACATTAATAACATAATATACAGTTCCACTTACTAAGGGAGTAATAGGCGTTGCTGAAGTATATGTGATTGGTGTACCAGTAGTCATCCACGCGTTGCTTGGAACTGTGATAACTTCAGTGGTTGTATTGACAGTAGCTCCAGATTGTGCTACGGTAACTGCGTTGATAGATCCGAGAGTAATAGTCGCGGTGTCTTTTGCGTTATTTACTGTACCGATTGTAGCATCATAAGTCTTAGTATTAGTACCAGCTGCGTAGATATCAACCGCCATACCTGATTTAATGTATCGAACTGAATCAAGGCGAATAGCGCCGGATGTTGCATCGGCGTCTGTAGCGTTAAGTGTTGTTCCATCGGTAGAGTAGAGGGTTTGAGCTGCTTGGATATAAGTAATAGCTCCCATTGGGGGAGATGATTCGTAGATACGATCAGGATAAACTGCTGTGGTTTCCACATTACCGAGGTAAAGTTTACCAGAACGTCCACCAACATAAGCGGCTTTAGGGGCGCCTATAAGGTTTCGAGTCTGAGATGGGGTAATAGTTCCAGATACGAGACGAATATTGTAAGGCTGGAGTCTTACACCGGCGTCTGTGATACCGGCCATGTAAACTTCGTTAAGATGGAAGTAGAATTGTACATTTAAGTTAGCTGGAAGTCCAGTAATGACATCTTCAAATGAATCTGTCTGCGGTCGATAGGCTTTAATAACAGTATTGCTTGATACTGTCGCAGCCATAAACCAAATAGTTTCTTCTTTGAATTTTGCTTCGTAGTAAGCTAGGGCAGCTGTACCGGCTGTGTCCTTAAACTCAACATGACCATCCCTACGGACGGCCGAGCCAATCTTTTTGCCGAAACGAGCATTTTGTGCATCCTCGAGTTCGTTGCTTTTACGGAGCTTCCAGTTAGTAGCAGTTTGGATACCGGCGCTAACGTCTGCGATCATAGTATTAGGCATTAGAACCTCCGTAGACCGCGTGAGTGTCCTGTATCTGGACGGAATCCAGTAGGTGAACCAACGTCAATTCGGTTAGCACGTTGTAACTTGACTACTTCTGATGTGTAGTCATTTACATAACGATCAGAGATACCAACAAAGCTAGGCTCCTTTAGAGCACGTTTGCGGTAGTATCGAGCATACAAGTACATCTTGTAGATTCGGTTATTAGGTGTTTCGAGTGTTTGAGCCATTGAAGTAATTTCAGTAAACTTCTTGTAGTAGTAAAGCTTAACCTTACCAACAAGTGAAGTTAATGGAGTAGGCATGAGAATAATCTCTTCTTCAATGTCGTCATACGCAAGGTATAACAAACCGTCGCTACGATCAGCGAGGTTATTGTAATCTAAGTATTCCATTTCGGTAAGAGTAAGGACACGGTATAGATCCGTACGGTCTTCTCCGCTATCTGTGAAGTTATAAGAAATACGGTCAAGTTTCCAGAAGTCTGCTGGTACTGCGATACGGTTGTTATTAGCAATCGTATTAAGTAGTGCGCTTGTCTTAAGGAAGCGGAAAGGACGGCGTGATTGCGTAATCAAGTCGCTGTTCACTTCGTTAAGTGTTGCAAGTGCTTCTGCCACACTCATGTTTTGCTGAGTAGTATCATTGACACTCTCGAAGAAATCATTTACTAAACGTCCGACTGATTCAATAGGATAACCGCTTCCCTGAATAGGGTCGCTGTAATCTGATTCAAGTGGAGTAACGCTATCGTAATAAGTCGTCTTATAGAAATAAGAAGTTAATCCTGAAGTATCATCGTAAACCGTAATGAGTTTTTCATTGTCTACGTCGATGTCAGTTGTCGATAGTATACTGTAAGATCCATCGATACCAGTGGTAGAGCGATAGACTTTGATTTGGTCCCATTTCAATGCGAAGATAGGATCATCGGCATCGTGTGCAAACTTAGTTGCTGTAATGGTGAGGTTTTGACCGGCAGTGACAGCTCCGTTGATTGTTACGACTTCAGTACGTTCAAAACCGGGAAATCCGATCATTACTTTCTTCGTGTTAACAAATCCTTGGTTGTTCCGGACTTTAATAGCTGTAACGCCGGGCTGGTAGGCAGCGGCGAGGAAGCTTTGTTCTAATTTATCCGTTGAAGGATTGTTGATGCTGATTTTCATATTACACCTATTTAATAACTTTCATCACTTTAATACAATGGTCTACCTAAATGTAGGTTTGTCGTCAGAATTGATTTGTGGCGCAGATTTATAGTCGGGAGTTGAGAATTTTGGCTTTTCATCGTAAATCTGAATATCTACTCGTTCGACGATTATATTTGCAAAACTCTGATCCTGAGAAGTGTTAGTTGTTGGACGCTCTGGATCGGTATATTTCTTAATCCGTGCATTACCGATGATAGTACGATCTATAACGAGTACAATACGCGCGTTACCGGTGATATTCCTATCTGTTAGGTTCGCAATTCTTGCGTTACCTGTGATCGTTTGATCAACGTTTTTAGCAATTCGAGCATTACCTACGATTGTACGCGTAGTAAGGATAGATATACGGGCATTACCTATGATCGTTTGGTCACGAGTGAACTGGATTCTTGCATTACCCGTAATTGTACGAGTAGTTGTAGCTGTAATTCTTGCATTACCTGTAATAGTACGAGATGTAAGCGCAGTAATTCTCGCGTTACCGATTATTGTTCGGTCAACGGTTTTCTGAATACGCGCGTTACCAACTATTGTACGATCAACTGTTTTACGGATTGACGCGTTACCGGTAATTATACGATCGATAGTCGCTTGAATACGAGCATTACCAATAATAGTCTGATCAGTAGCGATTAGGCTAGAGAGGAGATTTGCATTACCTGTAATAGTTCTATCAACAACTTGTGTTATACGCGCATTACCAGATATAGTCCTATCGACAGTTTTCTGAATACGAGCATTACCAATAATAGTTCTAGTTGTTAATGCTGTAATCCTAGCATTACCAGTTATTGTACGAGATGTCAATACTGTTATACGAGCATTACCAGTGATTGTACGGGTGGTAATAGCAGTAATACGCGCATTACCGGTAATAGTCTTCGTGACTACTTGAGTAATGCTTGCGTTACCTGTGATCGTTTGATCAACGGTAGTAGAAGCTGGACGTAGCACTTCACCAGCAGCTTGAGCACCAATAGTAGATGAACCCCAGCCACCAACAATACCGTTAACCGGCATGGAAGAGGGTCCGGCAGTTTCGATGTATGCACTACCTGTGATATCTTTAGCAACTACATCATCTACTACAAGCCTAAATTTAGTGTCGTCTACGTCTGTACCACTCCAAGATCCACCTACAAAAAATATAGCATTATTTGAGGCGTTATTATTGGGGTTGTTACCAACTTCAAGACGGTTACTGATATCACCACCAGTACTATAGTTAACCCAAAAAGTATAATATCCTTGAGGTAGAACCGCATTGTGGACAAGCCTAACAGCCGTCCAAGTAGTCGGAGCTGACGCTACGTTATAAACTGACCCACTAGACAAGATTGACCCAGCTGGAATCGCGTTAACACCGGGAGTGTTCTGCAAACCTGCTATTTGGGTACTAAAAGTACCGGTTGGAGAACCGGTTTTGCGAATCCAAACATCTATGTAACCTATAGCGGTTACACCATTTGAATAGAATGTCTCACCGGCGGCGTTTGGACCAGCAGCATATAAAATATACTGAGAAACCGGTGTAGTAGTGAAATTATCAGTTGAGTAGATTATCATGTCGTATTATCCTACGACAGTATTCATATCGCTTTCGATAAGAAGATATTTTTTCATATTAAGACCCTATCGCAATCCATTGATAGTAGGCCCTACCATTTCCACCAAAGTTGGTGTTATCTGGCTTTCTAAGTTTTACGTCAAATCCGTTAACCGTAACAGTATGGGCTTTTACGACGCCTTGAGCTTCAATGATATTTTGTCCGTTACCATATGCTTCTACTGTAGACGTATTATCACCACCAAATACAGCAACCACTATAGGCGCCGTTGTAAACGGAGTACCAAAAGTGACTGTCTCTGCATAGTCTGGTTGAGAAGTGCTGACAGTAAATACACCCCAACCAGTCTCTATACGCGCATTAGGTACAGTGCTGTTAGAGGTATTATTCTGACGGCTCACTGGAATTGTTCCGCTTAATTCATATGAAGTAACTTTAGTTTCAGCCATTACATTGTCTCCACCATTATAAATGCCGGGGCCGAACTTGAACTTGCGCTACCGGCGTTAGATGATATAGTACCACTTCCGTTAATGCGCTGCATAGATAGTTTGTAAGTGTGCGAACCGGCAGTGGGCGCTGGCACACGAACAGAGAAGAATTGGTTAAACCCAACTGGTGTAGTCGGCACACTACCCGTAAAGAACCCCAAATAAGTTGTTCCTTCTTTTACGAAAGTTCGTACAGTTTCACCGTTTGCAGTAGAACTTGGCCAAGTAAACCCTGTAACCCTAAGATCCTTACCGCCGGGAGCAGTAACAGTAACAGTTAGTCCAGTAAGGTCAACTTCGGTACTAGTAATAGAACCCTGAGTAGATGTTACCTCAGCGTATCCTAGTTTGAGTATTACTTGTTGTGGGTTTATTACTTGTTTTGCCATATTATTCTTCTAATTGTTGTAAAGAGATTTTCTTTATTTCTATTTTTTGCTTAATTGTATTTTCTTCGTCTTCTGGATCGGTTGTATTAATACTTCCTCCATACTGTTTCAGAAGCATTGTTTTCGCTTCTTCTCGGTTATTAGCTATGATGCTTCCCTCACCAGAACCGATGCTTGTTTCTATACTATAATTGAATTTACTCATATATTATTTCCTTTATTATATTAATTCTACTAAAATGGAGGCAGGTTCGTTTGATACAGCTCCAATTTTTGCAGTACCACTACCCGCAGCCCTAAAGCCAACATTATAAGTATGTGATCCAGCAGAAGGTACATGAGATGCGATAACGATACCGGGTATGTCTTGGTTGACTGCCGAAACCTGAGTAGAGGATCCAGCTAACTGAGTACCCGCCGGTACTGCACCATCAAAGATAAACATTTGAGCATAAGCACCGGAGTTATTATTCGTTGCGGATCGAGCATAGGCTGTGATCTTTACTCTTCGTCCTCCAGCTGGGACGGTAACGGTAGTAGAAAGACCAGTCGCTTGGACTATAGTTGTAGACGCTGTAGTAATATCGGCTACAATCTGAGCATATCCTAGAGTATTACCTTGAAGAACTGATTGTGGGAAAGTACCAGATGCGTCTAGTGGCAATAGTGTGTTAGCGGTTGCCGTAGCGTTAGCATTATAACCATCGACCGTATCTGCATTACCAGTAGTGGCAACAACAAATCGGTAAGATACCATAATATCGTCACCGGTTGAGGGTGCATCACTAAGCGTAAACTGACCAGTGCCCGGACTCGTTTCCGTAAAATGAGTTACTCGCTTCTGGTTAATACCATTTACAAATACCTCAAGTGAAGCCCCTATGTAAGAACTTTGTAATACGTTAAATGTAGCATTTGATCCGTTGACAAGTCCAGTAGGAGTTTCGCCCGTAATAAGGCTATTAGATCCTACGATCATCATCTGATTTCCTGCGATGTAATTTACTACAAGCACTGTCCCGGTGACTGGGGCCGTAACGAAGGTAATAGTTGTTGTATTTGTGACAGTATAATCTGCACCACCGGCCTTCATACGAACGCCGTTTTTAAATACTTCAATAGAAGTAAACGGCTGAGAAGTTGTAAATACGGTGTTAGATCCGTTTACTGTACCCGATGGAACTTCACCTAGCACATAAGTAGACAATAAGTCTTCAACATAAATACCGTTAGTAACGATCCAACCAACTGCTACGGTTTTAGCCGTGGTGCTCTTCTGTGCGCGTGTGATAGTAAATGTATCTGTAGCTTTAGCAGTAACTAATACGATTTCAGAAGTACCAAAAGTAGAAAGGCTACCTGACGGTGTTAATGTGACGTAGAATGGTGCTGCTGGAAAGTTAGCTCCAGTCCCGGCTGTAACAACCAAAGAAGTACCGGCTGTCGGTGTGCTTGGTGCTGTTGCTACGAAACTTGATGCTAGGTTTCCAATATTAGCCATTGATGTAAATTACTTTCTGTTCCTTTTTATTTTCTGAATTGAAACCTTCGTAACCAAGGATATAACGGTTAACGAAAGGCGCTTGTAGTTCTTCGCCTAGGGTTTGATTCTGGTACATCTCGCGCCAAAATACAATCTTACGATCTTTTAGCGGTTCGTCCTCTAAAGAGAAGTCGATACCGTTTACACGGAAATCACCATTTAATAAATCAATCATAAAGATATCACTAAGGTCTGAATTCGCTAATACGAATGCTGTAAGGTTATGAGTCTCTCCATATTCTACGACATCACGAAAAGCCGAGGGATTCCACTCGGCGCCGTCTATATGCTTAGAATAGCGATCATCTGCTGGTTGACGAATAATGTGACCATCATCGAATTCAGCTGACCATAGATATTTGAAGGGGTTAGGGCTTGTTGACATTGTATTGTCCGATCTGCGATTGTATTCGCGTTATTTATTCTATTCTAATGAATCAAGTAAAGCTGTGTTAAGTTTTTGAATCTTGTCTTTTCCTTCAAGCTCTTCAGCTGATAGTGGGACTTGATCTTTATTCACTTTATTGTGCTCTTCAACAAGTTTGTCGAATTGCTTTTTAGTGAGTCCACCGGGAAACTTAAGGAAGCTATCTTTGTAAGTAGCTACGATTTCATCGTTTTCGATAGATAACTCATAATTAACGAGCTTCTGTTCTTGTACGTTGTATAATTTAACTGTTGCCATATTAGTTCTCGTTGTACCTTAGAGTTAGTGTAATTGAACCAATGTCACCGGCAGCGGCAGAACCAGTAGTCTGGAGTTGAGTACCGAGGAATTGTGACCAACCGGCAGCAGCGATTGAGGTTGTTGGTGATGCACCTTCTGGACCGACTGTTGAGAACAGAACTGCTGCACCTGATGTGATGGCAATAACTGTAGTAATGTCAGTTGAGAACGCTGCGACTGCTGTAGTCGTAGGAGTTGCGTATGTTGATGTAACTGCGCTTTTTAGAGTAAGTCCAGTACCTAGAACACCAGCGGTGTGAGCGAATAGCCCAGAACCAACCGAGTTGAATGTACCTGTGAACTTACCAGATGTGTATTTTGAGTAGCTGTTGTTACCAGCTGTAATTGGACTGGCCGTGTAAGCTGTTGCAACGTCATCGACGTTCTTCCAGTTTACCTGAGTCACAGCAGTAGTACGAGTAGCACCCTTTAGTGGTGAACCAGTTTGAGTACCGTTGTCCTCGTTAAATTCAAATGTTGCTGGCATGAGCTGTATTTTTCTTTCTTATATTAAAACTACCCCCAGTATAGGGGGTAGAGAGGTTTCGTTCAAGGGTCTAGAGAATAAACTCTCTATTCCATAACTTTAGCGATTCAGCATTCGCCTTGATGCGATACGCGCCGTCTGGCGTAGGTTTAACTGTCGCTGGGGGATAATAGGTGCTTCCGGGGTTCAATTCGACTCTTAGTCCATTTGACCAAAATTTATCAGAAAGTTGCACAGTTTTAAACATTGTCTCTTTCTTGAGGTTAATAAGGTATTTCTTAAGTGCGCTAACCCTTATAACCGATCCGTAGAAGTGAGCAATCGATACCGGGTATGGATCTTCTTCTATATCTAGGATTGTATCGAGTGCAAGGCCACCTTCGTAGGTGTATCCGTACCTTCCTTCTAACGCGTCATAATCTACCGGTGTTGCCACCATAGCTAACTTGCGATATGATGGACGATCAAGGAATACTTGTAAGGAGCTTCGTAGGCTGCCTTTAGCGAATCCCGAGTCTTCTTCTAAGAAAACAATAAAAGCACCAGAAGCGACTTCTAGCGCTTTAGCCTCATCTTTCAGAGGTATAATTTCGTATTCAATATCTTTTAATTCTTCATCTATTCTTTCCCATTGAGCTTTCTGGAGCTTAGGGACCACCACTGTAAGGATCATATAATATTTTCGTATCTTTCTTGACGATATTTCTTGAAGTTCACTGGATAGTCCAGCTTTTCGTTTTGAGGGTTATCGCCCAATTCTTTTTTAATGTCGATGTATTTACCATCTACCCGAGGGAAGAGGTGGATCTCGAATGGAGATTCCACCAATCCTGTGAGGTATTCGCCGGGTAATAACCCATAGAGCGCGGCAAGAGTTGCTTCATCGATATACTCTTCGTCAGCCTCAGCTGGGGAAGTTTTCCCGTATCCGGGGTGACAAACGTAAGGGAGTGAAGCCATCTAATACCTATTCTATATTAAGAGTTATTTTTTGTCAAGTACTTTTTTACAAAATGTTATTTGTATCAATGTATTCGAGGTAATAATTATCTGAGTGAGTCTGCGTAGGTTGACTAATATCAAGCCCAGAGATTTTCTTTAACCAGAAATTATTGGTGTGGACACCCGTACCATTGGCGATGATACGGAGCCATTCGTTGTCTGACTTAATGCCAGTACCACCAGCTATGATTCGTAACCATTCGTTATCACTCTTTGTTACGTTACTGGCGCCATTAGCAATGCTTTTGAGCCAATAGTTGTTAGAGTGGACAGCCATGATTAGAATCCGTAGTTAGGGTTGTCGTTGGTAGGGTTTAATTGCCAGTTGTAGTTAAACGCGTATACACGATACTTTGAAGTACCAGCTGCGGTTGCGTCTAGAGTTACCCAGTTGTCTTCTACGACAGTTGTGCTGAAGTTAGTTGAAGCAGGAGCCACAAGTGATTCTACACCAGTTGCAACGACTGTCTTCAAAAGACGGACTTGTGTAACTGATAGGTTACGAAAACCAATACCGAAGTTATTACCTGTACCAACAGAGAAGGTTGCACCAGCTCCAGTTTGCACTGGGACTGTGAATCCTGTTACAGTGTGGAATACCTTTGTACCTGAAAGTGTGCCGGGAGTGGCAGCTACAGGAGTAAGGCTTTCTGTAATAGTCTTACCTTCTACGTTTTTACCAGTAACTACGACAGCGACAGCTGCAATAGATGCACCAGTACCACCAGATGTAACAGTAATGCTACGAGGGGCAGGAAGGACTACGTTTAATGGAGTTGTAACAGCTGTTGAAGCGTTACCGGTTACAGCTGCGGAAATAGCAGTTGTACTTGCAGCAGCAGGAGTCATAAGGTCAAAAGAGTCTAATGAAACTGATAGCAAGCTTTTCTTACCACCGGCTACACCATCACCAAGGGTGATACGAGTAGGGCGGAGCATTTGTTGTTTGATTGGCATGATAGCCTTTCTATATATTATTTACTTAGAGAGAAAAGGGGAGCCGAAGCTCCCCAATCCATTTATTCAATGGGGAGACTCAATTAAGAGTTATCGCCCTTTGAACCGTAGATACCGCGCCAGTCAGAGAATCCAACTGTGAATCGGTCAACTACAGACCACTTTGCACTCTTCGTATCGAAGTCGTACTCTGGACCTTCAAGACCGCGATAGTCTCGGTTAATCCATTTAAGTGGGTTTTGTGTTGCGTCAACTAGGAACCAAGCAGTAGTACTTGCGAGGTAGTCCCAAACAACGATTTGTAGACGACCCTTGTAAGGGTTGATGTCGTTGTTAGCAGTACCAGTACGAAGCTGTGAGTCCAAAAGGATACGAGCTTCTTTTTCAAGTTCTGGTGGAACGATCAGGTGAGTCGCGCGAACGGCTACCTTTTCACCACGTTGGTCAACTGTACGTCGCATTGCGAGCATACCAGCTTCAAGTGCGTCTTCTGAAAGAGCAGCAGTTGTGTAGTTGCTTTGTACCGCACCACCGTCTTTGCGAGGGTGATCGATTGCGAATAGAGCTTTACCGTCACCACCGTTGAATAGTGTTTCACCACCACCACCGTATGTGAATCCGAAGTTCAAGAGGTCAGCTGCAAATTGTTCGCGTGTGTGAGCACGGGCTTTTGCAAGTCGAGCTGGAGCTTTCTTGATGATTCCAGTTTCGTCGTCAGAGTAAAGTTCGTAAGTAATCGCTTCACCAAGAGCAAATGTCTTAGGTGTGTAGATTACTGGGTAGCCACTGATAGGGCTGGTGTAAACGATTGTGTCGCCTTCAGCCTTTTGTAGCATTTTACCTAGGCCGGTTACTGATGTATCCTTGACGTAGGCTTTAGAAGTACTTTCAACTTCAAAGATATTTGCAATCTCAGAAGGGATTTCCTTTTCGGTCATGTTGTAGATGCTACGGAAAGTAGGATCTAGCAAGATAGGCCACTGTGGTCGAGTATTAATTCCAGCCATATTATGCGTTTACCTTGTATTTGTGTTCGTTGATAATAACGACTGCTTTAGTTAAGTCGCCTTTGTAACCAAATTGGATTACTTCAAGTTGGTTAGTTGTTGCACTACGAGTACTTACGTCAAGTAGTTGAGCACCTGTTGCACCAGTTACGTCGAAGTTTTGTCCTACGTCTGAAGCTGCAAGAGTTGTACCAACTTGGTCGCTTGTTACTACATATTTGTTAGCTGGGTCAACATGAACGAGGACCTTTACGACTCCCGCTGCGTCACCTGTTGCTGTCTGTGTGTTTGAAACGTTACTAGGGTCGTTTGATTGACCACCATGTACGATTCCGAGTAGAGTCTTACCGTCGATAGATGCGTTAGTTACGCGTCCTGAAGTAAGGTATACGAAGTCGCCGTCGGTTACTGTAACGCCGTTTGCAACAGGATACTCTTTAGTTGTTCCTGCCCAAGCGTTGATTGCGCCGCCAATTAGTTCTGGCATAGTTTTTATATTCCTTTGTTATTTCGCGAATTCAAGCAGCTGTTTCTCTGAAAGTCCGTATCGCTTACCCATTGAGATTTGCTCATCGGTTAGCGTGGCTTTCGTTTTCGCTGTTTTTGTTTTGCCCGGTGTGCCGGGTTTACTTGCTTGTTCTTTCGCTTTTCTGATAGTTTCTTCTTTAGAATCGTCAGCGTCGTATCCGAGTGAAATCCAAGCTTTTTTAAGGCCTTCTTCCATTCCTAGTGATCGTCCACCGGCTGCCGCTGCATCTGCTAAGAGTGAAAGTTCTTTTAAGACTTCTTCTCGTAACTCGTTGTCTGTCGCCATTTCTGGGTGTATGTCAACGAATGCGTTATATTCACCATCAAGCTTTTTCTTCATCTCGTTACGAGCGTACTCGATAGCGGGATCTTCTTTTTGAGCTGGGGCTGGAGCTGCGCCGTCAAGAGCGTCATTCAGAGCTTTGGCTAGTTCAGGGTTCTTCGCAATAACTGCGCCGATCTTACTGAGTTCTTCCTTTGCTTCTTTCAACTCTGTAGCGTTCCGTTGTCCCTCTGTTGATGAGTTGCGGTATGCTTCTTCTAGATTCTTAGCGTATTCTTCAGGGGTATCACCCTTGATCTGAGTAAAACGCTTCTCGAACTTCGGTTCCTCTTCGTCGTCGGATTTAGGTTGTTCACCGTCCTCTTCTTCAGATTCTTCTTGTTCCTGATCTTCGTTCTCTGACTCTTCGGTTTCTTCTTGGTCGTCTAGGTTTTCGTCTTCTCCAATGGGAGTTTCTACTTGCTCTTCAACGTCTTCGATTACTTCTTCTTCATCAGTAACAACTGGATCTGCCATATACTATTTGTCCTATCTGGTCCAATGTTTGCATACATTGGTTTCCCGCGTGTTAAATAAATTATAGCTACTCAACGGCAATTAAGTAGTTAATGCTTTATTCAAGCTGGCTCGTGTGCTTCCATCTCAGCGATAGCTTTGCTGGCTTTCACGGCTTTTTCTTTTTTAGATGCAGTGTGATTAATGAGATCAACGATAAATCGTGATCCAAGAATTTCACCGCGACTATGTAGAACGTGCTCCCAATTAGGAGACATCGCCATAGAAAAGGCTGCTTTGTCTTTTTGGTAAAAATCGATAGCTCGAATTATCGTCTCCATTACTGGAGTACCTTTAAGGAGAGCTAATGTTTCCTTATCTTTGCTATCTAGTTTTCGGTAGACACCATCAGTGCCATTTGAGCTTTGTTCCATACTGTATATATCCTATAACATCTTACCTGTAAATTTCAACGGTCTAGCGGATGCTAGAGGCCCATTTGTTCGCGTGAGCGATCTTGAGCCTCTGCACCATTAGGGGTGGCTGGTTGCAAATCAGCTACCTGTGGGGAAGGACCATCTCCACCTCCGGGAGCTTGTGGGCCACCGGGAGCACCGTCTTGTGGGATAGCTCCTTGAGCTTGAGCCTCACCAAACGCGTGTTTAGAGATTATGTCCTGAATAGCTTGTGGAAGTGCATTGAAGTCCATGCTATTCATGTAGTTTAAGTGTTCTTCTGTGTGAGCTTGCGTAGCACCGTCAGTAGGAAGAAGTGGGATACCGCTTGCCATAACTGTGTTTTCTTCTATAGCAAGTTGCTTCCATTGATCATCAGTAATACCATTACCAACTAACCAGTCAGCTGGATCTTCACCGAATACGCGTAGGTATCGAGTTGAAGCCTTCTGTGGATCAAGTTGTGAAGCAAGAACTGGATTACTTGTCATTGCACCAAGCATCTCAGTAATCTTAGCCTGTTGTAGTGGCTTAGATAGAACTGGTGAAGCGTCAGCATTAATAGTAACTTCGTAATCGCCTTCCATGAACTTCGCCATCTTGCGATCGAGCGTAAATCCACTTGAGCCATCGATTCGTTCAGAGACTAGCTTATTACCACCTTCTGATTGATCGATCTGATATTCCATACCCTTGATACGAATCTTGCGGTATGATTTCTTTTCGGTTGACTTACCACCCTTGGTAATACGCTCAACTCGAGCGGCTGGGTAGAAGAACTGAATGTTGCTCCATTTAAGGCGACCGATACGAACAAGCGTATCCATGTCGGCAAGGATGTTAACAAGGTTGATACGCTTCTGCGCTTGCTCTTTAGCAATAGCAGCTTGAGTTGCAGTACCACCGGTAACTTGTTGAAGTTCATCCGAGATACCGTGAGCGCGTCGCATATCCTCGAGCAGTTGCTCTTCAGATCGGTAGTAGCTCATTGGAGTATCGCCGTATTCTACAGATTGAATAACCTGATTAATAGGAACGCCGTTAGTATTGACATACATGAATCCATGTGGTCTAACTCGAGCTTCCTCTTCATCAATATCAACAAGGTCGTTCACGAGGAACATCTTGTCAACTTGGAGGTGTTGTTTATCTAACTGGAGACGACGTAGTGATACGCGCTCTTCAGAAAGTGAGTAGATAACTTCTGGAATACCCATACCGAACATACGGCCGAGCATGATATAGTGTCGGTATACAGCAAAAGGAATTTCCTTGTGCTTGTAAGGAATAGGCGCCATACGAATAAGTACGTTGTTCGCGAGAACGTCATAGCTGTCAGTCGCACGGTTGTAGTAGTGAAGCACCTCAACGTCATTATCTGACATATCGTGCGCCTTCTTGAAGAAGAGCACTTGAGGTGTAATGTTACCGGCCTTTGGAACCTTATCGATGTTCATAAATTCTGGACGATCTTTATAAGCTCGTTGGAATTCAGCCCAGTCTATAACTTCACGCTCTACGGCGTCACGAGCACGAGACTCGTGGGTAGCAGCTGGGTCCCAGAATAGTTGATCATTATCAATAAACTCTGTGTAAGTATCATCGGCATCGATAATCTCACGATCAGAATAAGTAATTTTACCATCTTTATCAACAGAGTCAAGGTCTTTAACCTTACGCTTCTCATAACGATAACGTTCGGCAACCCATGCAGTACCGCGAATAGCAGCAGCTTGTTTAGCCATAAACTGTTGAAGATCGAAGCCTGTTCGGTCCATAGAGAAGTTGAAGATGTGATTAGAGAATTGCTCCCTAATAAAATCAGACGCATCTACTTGTTCTAGATACGGACGACCACGACGGTCGATAGTTTCCTGCATATGAGATTGGACGGCGCCAAACGCATCAGGTAAAGTAATGTGAGATCGCCAGTCACCGTATTCACGTTCTGGCTGCCATTGAGCAAACTGCTTATCAGCGCGTTCCCACTGTTGTTCAGCTTCCTTACGAATTTGGTCGTCACGCATCGCTTCATAGCGTTCCCAGACCCTTCGACGAGCCTCGCGTTCAGCCTTATTCTTTGGCTTGTAAAAATCTTTATTTGTTTCGCTTATTTCTTGAGCCATTATATTCCTGTGACTACGCTTCTAGGTTTATCTGATATTCGATGGGTATCGCGTTCTTTTTCTTGGTTCTTTCGATTACCCCTACCACTTGGAGGCGTGGCAATTTCTAGGATAGTGGCGAGAGCGTCGATCATGTCGTCATTCTCACCTTTAGGGAAGTGGGTAAGTTCATACTCCAAGTCTTCCATTTGGTTTGAGTCGCTAACATGGAAAACTCGGCCGTATTCATAGTAAGGTGCTAAAGCCCGTATACGGTCTTCTTTGGCGTTGACTCGACTCTTGATCAATTTGACCGGAAGCCAAACGCCACGGCGCTTTTGTTCATCTATTAACATATACTCTATATTCTTCTGAGTTGCAACTGTCTCCAGCGCCATTCCTCGCGGCTTGTATCGGTGATACCAATCAAACATAAGGGTAATGATGTCCGAATACTTCATCTTATTATGGTAAACCTCTCGGACGTAGAGGTTGTGCTCAGAATCGAATCCTGCCATAACGAATGCGGCGCGGTCCGAATAAGGCCCTTCGTTGCTAGGGTCTATAGCTATAAACCAGTTGATCGGCTTGTCTTTAATTTCTTCCCATGTAATATACCGGAAGTAGTTATGCTTAAAGGTTGCAGTCTCGTCGTCAACCGGGTTGTTCATATACTGACAAGAGAAGATATAACTTCCCTGTTCCCGGCGCTGTTCGTCTAAGAATTGCTCAGTCAGTCGCTCAGGAAAGAGCAAGGTTCCGTCGTCTTCTTTTGCCTTTCGGAGAAGGATATTGTAAGACTTCCGTTTATTTTTAAGAATGTCACTATAGGCATCCATAAAGTCCCATCGAGTTCCAATGGTGATTCGGGGCATTCCCGGGTCAAGGAGAGAGAGGGCAAGCCGTCGGTGTGCGATAACTTGTTCAATTTGGTCCTTGTTAGTAACATTCTTTTCGGAGTGGAGGTCGTCTTCGATAATGAGGTCGAAGTGCATTCCGTTAATAGATCGGTCAACTCCGGAACACATGATACTAGGTTCTTTCCGTTTAATAGTTCTACTGGAGAGGTCAACCTGTGCATCGGTCCAACGGGTGCTTGGATTTTTTCGATCAGCATCCGGGAAGGTTCCATATAAGTGTTTAAAGATAGTCCTGAACTTTTCATTTGATTCTAGGTGTCCTTTAATCTCGGCCAAGAAGTTCTTAGCCTTTCCGTACGTTTCCGAGTCAATCAAGATTCGGGCATTAGGATCATTTAGTAAGTATTGCAAAGTGAATCCGATTGTAATGATCGAACTCTTGAATGTACCGCGAGGCATGAGAATAAGCACTTGCTTACGCTTAGGATCGAACTGATCAGAAAGAACCTCATCCTTTTTCCCGCTGTTGTAGCGAGTCATAGGTGTGAAGTTAACTTCCATATCTTCAGTGAATCCCGGGAGTAATGGCTTGGTGATCTCGGTAAGATCGCGGTGGGTGTTTTCAGTGATCAGGCTCGGATCAGATGCCAGCACATATTTGACCAAAAAGAATAGATCGTGCTTGACACGTTCTGCTATTTCATCAAGGGCTGCAAGTTGCGCCTGAGACTGTGCTTTATCTAAATCCATAGAATCCTAGTTGAATACAATTCCGTTAGGATCTCCGCCGACGAACTCTTTAACTGAATCATCAATTCTGCCGTCAATCGCCAGAGGTGGATTTTCAGATTTTGTCACGGAAGGCGTTGAGATGGGTTCTTGTACGTTTGAAGGTTCTGAATCGATTTCTTCAACACCACCAACCGGTGCGCTCATGTAGTGAGTTCTAAGTAGATCGTTTACGATCCGAGTTTTATTTTTCTCTGCTTTAAACAAAGGGGCAATGTCGTTATCAATAGGGATAAGACTCTTCATCTTTAGTGTACGTTTAGCTTTTGCCATTATTCGATTTCCTCTGGTTCTACCTGTTCGCCACGAAAGAGCGAGTCCATAAGTTCAATATAAAGATTCTCTAATAGGATTTCGCCGTCGGCACTCCTGTAGATTTCAAGCGATTTAGATACAGATCTAATCGTCCACAATTTTAATAGTAATTTCATTTCATACCTTTCTGTTATTTAATGTTATAATAACAAATGGTATATACAAAAACAATGGTCTAGTGGCATCGCTGAAGCAAGTGACTATTTTTAGGTATTCTAAAAAGGCTCCCCTTTTCTAAGCGCTCCGCTTCAGGCAACCTATAACGTCGGCAGTTCAAGAAATATGCATTGGATCTTGATACTGACACGAATGAATCTGATATTGAGTTCTAATCTTTATTAGCTAATCATACCATCTTATTTGTTAATGTACAGGAAATCGATATTTCCGTCACTGCATCTCATTATAGGCGAGATCACCCGTTATAAGCTTGTTAAACTAAGTATCTTAACGTCTCTTAGTAGCTGCTTCTGCTTTGCCTAGACGTACTTACCACTGTAGCACACATGGTTTTAAATGTCAAGTCTTTTTATGTACGCAGTTTATGGTGAAATATTTTTTTATGGGGTACTAGGCGGAATATTTTTTATATGGAAGAACGAAGGGTTGCACTGATATCGCCACCTCAGTCAAATAAAATCTTCCCTTTTGGGTGCTATAGGGGTCTGATGATCGCGCCACAATGTCATAAAGCTTTAAACGTTTAACAATTAAAACTTAAAATTAAAACAATTAAACAAATAAACATTAAACAATAACAGTAAGGGGGTGAGTGTACCCCTGTTACGCTACATTGTGCGACATTAAGGGTATTGGCAATAGATGGGTTAGTACTCAACTATGATAAGTAACGGGCCTTATACGGGCTTAGGTGAGGTCGTTTTTAGCCGGTAAGTGTTGAATATGGGTTAATTGGCCTAGAATGAGAGGTTTGATCAATCAAAAACGTAACACACGGCAACGATACGGCACGGGTAAGCCTGAATAGTAGCAATGAAAGACATATAATAATAGCCTGTAATAAGCATAATAACAATACATTATAATAATAAGACTACCTGTACTATATCCTATGTAATACTATCATACGTTACCTATAGAATAATGACACTAATAGCCCTTTCTTTTTCTCGCGCGAGGTTTATTATTGCTTATGCTTGCAACCTGTGCTATAATAAGAATGTAATAAAGAAAGGTATAATATGCAATTCATTAAACAAGGGCTAAGTATTGAACTACAACGGATTAAACAGTAATGTTTGGTAAGTCTAATAAAGAATTAAAAGTTGAATGGATCGAAGATCTAGAGCCTCAGAGTTGCACTTGCAAGGGCTTTACAGAACTGTTCCGTAAACTTGAATCACTACAATGGAAACTATTAAACGGTGTAGACATATCACAATTAAGCATTAAAGAGGTTGTTTAATGAATAGGCTTATGCTGTTTATAACTCTATTCTTACGCCAAGGCTTTATTATTGGCCTTACATTGTTTGGGGTTTGGATCGGATACAGTATCACCCTTATTATTGACCGTTTGTAAGCCTCTGTAATAGCACTATAAAAAAGATGGGTTAGTACCCGTCTTTTTGTTTTCATTGACCTTATACGGCCTTAGAATGGGTCGTTTTTTAATGCCTTAAAATACACTAACAAGGGTGAGAGTATAAAGCTTGAGTTTTCCACAAGCTAAAGCACTATTATAAAAAACATACATAAACGGTATTGCTTTTTTATTCCCCTTGTGCTATTATTAAAGAGTAAGCAAAAGCATTAAACCACCACAAGTTTAGGCTTACAAATAAACATAACCACCACAAAAAGAAAAGAGGGTACTATGAAAAAGAAGATTAACGTTAAGTATATTAATACTAAAGCTAAGTCTCGCGTGATCGTTGTTCCACCTGTTGAACTTGATCCCGTAACTATGACACTAATCAACTTTAGTTAGTCGAAAGAATAAAACAAAAATGCAAGTAAAATACTTTAATCGCGCCACTAAGCGATACCACAATAAGAAGAGCCTACAAAATAAGTGCATAGAGTTCTTAAAAGTCCTTGGATTTTTAACCTTTATCGTACTAATGGCTTGGCAACCTAATTTCTAATATCTGAGGGGGTATAAAAAGAAATGAAACTATATGTTATTAACGCTACACCTTGGCGGGATGATGTGCAACGATCGGCAAACATAGTTAATATGATTGACTATCCATCAGACGTTGCAATGATCCTAGCAGAACATAGCATTGAAGGCTTTACAATGTATGAAGTCCAAGGCTATTGGCAGGGTAAAGCCGAGAGATCTTTTAAGATAGAGATCGCGCTAGAGGATACTAGAATATTAAGAGCTATCACCGGTACCGTATCCGTTGAGGTGCTTATTAATCGTATCTGTACAATCTTAAGGGATAAGTATAACCAAGAAAGCGTAATGCTTACGCTACCTAATGGAGAGGTTGAGTTTATATAATGAATCTACCAGACATTAACACCGTTACAGATCAAGATCAAGCGCGTAATATCGCTATTGATTGGTCTAATAATACTAATGAAGGCACTTCTTGGGGTGAACTAGCCGAGGCGCAAGCTTATTTTGAAGAGCTTGCAACTAAGTTTAATCTTAAAGAAGAGTTTATTGAAAACGCGATAATCTAAGGGGGTTATAATGCAAATTATCTTTAATGAAGAAGAACAGGGGTTGATTTTAAAAGCCTCTCACAGTACGCCATTTTCTACCGGACGCGTTGCCGGTGTAGTAAAGGCAATATACGAGGCTAATCTTGAAGAAGATTTAAAAAGTGCTATTGAACACTTAGAAGAAGTTGAGGCCATCTAATGAAACTTTACGCTATTCACGTTACCTATAATACAGTTAACGACTACGAATCTAAGTTTGATTGGATGTATTCTGTAGCGCCTTTTATGAATGATCAAAAAGCAAAAGAACTTTTTATTGAAGATCTTACAGAAGGCCAAGAAGACATTAAGCCGGAAGATATCGAAATTATCGAACTTACGTTTGATACCTTAGATGAAAGAAACGGTTACGAAATTAACCTTAAAGAGCTTTAAGGGAATTAATGAGGCAGTTTTTAAAAAGTTAAAATACTTTTAGGGGGTATTATGACAAGTTATAGCAGAATGACAGAGTTTAAGATCAATGATAATATGATTATCGAATGCCGAGTATACGATACCGGCCGTACTTGGGGACATACAGCGCGGGTGATGGTTAACGATGGGGGTATCTTTTTTGAAAAGACTAAGGTTCGTACTCAATACCTAAACCGTACTTGGGAAGAATGGCAATATCAGAGCTTATTGCAACAGGTAGCAGAATCTAAAAAACTCTCTGAAAATGAAAGACTAGGCGTTAAGCTTTATCTTCTTCACATTAAAGAGGGTACAGAAGAAAGGCCATTTTAATTATGAATGAATCAGAGATAATTATTAAAAACTTAGAGCGCCTTATCGATCGCTTATCTGAAGAAGGCGTAAGTATTGGCCTTAATGATCTTCACTATAGTTTATTGAACCGTGAAGAATGGATCTATATAGAGAGCGATATGCTTTATAACGGTGAAGACATACCATCACAATTTGGGGTATACCGTGGTTATGGTGGCGGGGGTATTCATACCGGTGCTATCACTACAGAGATAGAGCGAATGACTAAGCGCCGACAAGCTAAGGCGCAACGGTTACTTAATATCTTTAAAGATACTTTTAATGACATCCTAAAAGAAATTGATGGCTTAACAGATCCCGCGACTTGGGATAGTGCCACAATCTAGGGGGCTTATGGAACTACAGTATAAAGATCAAGCGGAACAGTACGCGCAAGAAGAGGCCAATGAAGAGTATAAGGCTAAGATTGATGCTTTACCTTTTATGCTTAAACCTTTAGCGCTAAGGGAATTAATTGTGCAAAATGATGATACCGATTTTAGCGGTGCAACAGAGGGGGATCGATAATGGCAAGAAAAAAGATTGAAGATCCGTTTACTATTGAAAATGGCATCTCTTTTATAGCTATCATTATATCATTATTGGCGCTTACATTATTGATGAATAATAAGCCGGTGATTGGTGGTTATACGGAACTTAATTGTCATAAAACGGTATACGAGGATGGATCTAGCGCCTGTATTGTAAAGCTAGATAGTTATAGTGATAGAATAAAAGTCTTTAAAGAGTCGAGGCAATAGATGGGCGTACTACTACAAGAAGTTATTGAGGCCGGTGGCTATGATCTTAATACCTACGAGGACGCGATATGGCTACTCTCTAAGCGGAATGAGTTTGAAGAGTTGGTTGATCAAGCGCAAGCCTTAGTTGATAAAGAGGATGAGGATTAACGTACCAGTACGGCACATTGATAGCACCTATAACATACCGGTATTGTCTGATTATCTTAACGTAAAGTTTACGTTTGAGTACGTTATGCAAATCGATGGGGAACTAACCAAGGTTGAGGCAAAACGGGTGCTATATTGGGCCGGTAAAATGTATGACAACTCCAAGGGAATTAATGAGGCAGTTTTATTAAATCTGTCTAGAGGGGTAAAGAGCGGATTATTATGAAAGTTTATAGACTAGAGTTTGAAGATTATGGTGTATTCGGAACACATATGTCCAAGTTTATCTCAGATCCTAAAGACGCATTGTATACCTTATACGGAAATACAACTCCGGTTAATAAGTGGACGGGTGGTTTCAATCAATATCGTTTCGCTTGTCGAACACCAGAAAAGCTTGTAGCTTACTTCGGATCTGATTTTGGTAAAGCTATTGGTGCTGGTGCAGTTGTTGCGGTGTACGAGGTTAGTATAAAGTACGTTATGTTTGGGTATAGAGGGGTGGAACTAGCATTCCAAGCAGATAAGGCGGTTAAGTTAACGTGAGTTATAAAACTACTAAAGTAAGACAAAAGTATGTAAAGCTTATCAAGTCTGGGGTGGTGGTTGACTGTGAGCTGTGCTTAGAGCGGATAGTAAACACCGGTAATACTGGTAGAAAAATGCTTACAGTTGATCATATTATACCTAAGTTCTTAGGCGGTACTGATGCAGAGATTAATTTGCAACCGGCGCATAAGAAATGCAATTCAAAAAGAGGACATAATATCTATGTCCCCCGTTGTGTGCTTTTTATTTTGTGTTATGTAACTCTAAGGGAATTAATGAGCGCCCTTATTAGAAATACATTCCTTGTTCATACAGATACCGGCGATCCTGAGAGAATCACAGTCTACGCATTGAGTAACGTTTAAAGCTTGAACAGTTACCTCTTCCTTCCGAGCTTTCTTTGCGCGGGTAAGGTTGGGTGTCTTCTTGGTAGCTTGAACGTGTACGTCATAAACAACACCACGATAAACTATCTCAAATACTTGGCCCGTTGCTTTCATAACTTTGAACAACGGAAAGATATTCTTCTTGAGTTGAGTAAGACTAAGCATCTGGGAAGATCGCGTGAAGCATTCCTACTTCATCCTTATCATTAATAGCCTTAAGCAAGATCATAAGATTCTTCTTATTTTCTTCTGGGTTTTCGGTGATTGATGTAGGTTTACCGGCTTCGATCTGAGACTGGTTGAACATTTCTTTTGAAATAGTTACAAGATCCTTAACGGAAATATGACCACGCCTATTAATTTGTTCAACTGAATCAAGGTATTCTTTAAAGTCTATGTCGCCATCATCGTATAGTTTCTTGGCTTCTTCTAATTCTTTTTCTATCTGATCAGCTGAATCAAGTTTGTGTTCAATCTGCTTCTTGGCTTTGTCTAGGATACGAGCAGACTTAGATGTTTCATGTGCAACAAGTGAACTCTTAATTTGTTCAAGTGCCATTGAGTTACGCTGTTTAATATCTGTAATACCAGACAATGAGATATCAACGCCCTCTTTTACGAGGTCGTCTTTAATGTCTTGATAAGTATCGCCTCGTGCTATACGAGCAACGATCTTAATCTCAGTCTGTGTGTCGATTTTGCGTTTGTTGGCCATCTTCGTGTATCTGTACCTTTATTCTGTGCTTACCATTGATACCTATAACTTTAGCTAGGGTGCGTATTGCATCTATTGTTGAACCACTACGGCCAAGCAATGATGCGATGCTAGTTCCGTTAGGGTGAATAGTAATCACCGCGCCGTACTCGTCCTGTTTTTCAGTAACGGTAGCTTGGTCGCCTAAGATAGATTTTACAATTCCCTCTACGAGTTCTGTACTGTTTAAATTCATAGACGTATAATACAGTTGATTGTGGATAAGTACAATAGTCTGAAACATTGGTATTGACTTTTACTATTGAGTGTGCTATGATGGAAGCATGACTAAAGACAAACTTACACTCACGGTTGAAGGATATGGAACTAAATTTAGCACGGAGGTTTCTGACGAAGCGTCAGCTCCAGTAGTGATGAAACTGTTTGTCGATCTTATGACAGCATACGGCTACTCACGAAAGAATTTCATTGATATGTTAGGGAGTGATCCCGGCGATTGGGATAACGTTTATCAAGAACTACAAAAGTTAGGGGAATAAATGTATACAGTAAACTATAACGATGGTGAAGCTAAAACTCAAGAGTTTGAGAATCCTCACGAAGCAAAGCGATGGATCGATGATCTCGCAAGTAATAATAATGTAAAGATCGAGAATGTATTAGACGAAGTAGGTAATGTGGTTTCTATTAATCCTTACTACGATGATGTCTGGTGTGGTATCTTGCTAAAGAAAGAAGAGCCTAGTGAATGAGTACACGGCAACCGAAGACATACGAAAAGGTGATCGCGTGGTCATTGATGAAGGTACTTCCACTGTCAAATTGGCTAGTACAATGGCTGTTGCTACAACAGGACAAGATGATAACGTACCTAGAAAAATATCTGAAATACCAAACTCCGAAATAATAGAAGTTATGCAAGCGTTTGAAATAGCGTTTGACATAAAGCTACGGCCGGTAGAAGAACAGCGCAGATATGCAAAGTTCCTCATCAAAGATTATGGAAAAGAAAAAGTGTTGCAAGGGATACAAGCAGCACTAGCAGTCCGGGGTCGTCAGTATTCCCCCAGTATCACAAACCTTAAAGAGTTACATTTCAAATGGGGCAAGCTTGTTGATTATTTTGCAAGGAATAGTCAGAAGCAACAATCCAACGTTACAAATTTAGACGACATATAGGAAGGAAATATTTATATGTGTGGAACAAAAGCAGCAGAGTACAAGTTTAAAATCGGTGATAAAGTAAAAGTTTTAAAGAACGATGATGGTAAAGATAGTGATCTTGATCAAAGCGTAGTTGGTAAGACTGGAGTTGTTACTCGAGTTCTATCGTATATGGGTCAATGGCCTTATGTTGTAGAAATTGACGGACATGAATTCGATGATAGCTTCGGTGAAGATGAGTTACAACTGTATACACCTACAGTATTTAGCGGTGGTGATCGCGCTATCCTTACTAAGATTGAAAATGGCTTCGGTGAAGATCAGAGTGAAGCATATAATCTCCCTATGGTTGTTGAACTCCGTAGCGAGGATACACATCCCGCTTATGATTTCCAAGCGTACGCTGAAGATGGACGTTTTGTATCAGCAGTAAAGGCTAAATACCTCCATCCTACTGACGGAAAGTTTCCTGAACCACCTGAAACTGAAGAAGACGAAGCAGATGAGAACGAAGACGAAGATGGTACTATTGAAATCAACGGTAGTACTTACGCGTTAGAAGATGTCATGCGCCGTCTTGAAACACTAGAGCCATTGAACTAAGATAAAACGGGGGTAATCATATGTACGATGTTGTTATTGTAGGATCAGGGCCAGCAGGACTATCCGCCGCTGTTAATGCAGCGAGTGAAGGATTGAAAACCTTAGTAATGGATATGTCTACTGAGTTTGGTGGACAAGCAGGAACATCTACGATGATTGAAAACTATGCCGGATTCCCAGACGGTGTAACAGGTAAAGAGTTGGCGCAACGTATGCTAGATCAGACCTATAAGTTTGATGTTGAGTACCAAGCGCCATCTCGTGCCTGTGGTTTGAGCCGAGAAGACGATCGTATTGTGGTACTAGATGATTCTGGTGATCACATTGAAACTCGATCTGTCATTCTCGCGATGGGTGTGCAATACCGTAGGCTTAAGATTCCTAATATAACTAAGTTTCTTGGCCGTGGTATTGTATACGGATCACCGGTACTTGGTAAAAAGTATGTCGGAAAGAACTTTGTAGTCGTTGGTGGTGCTAACTCCGCCGGTCAAGCAGCCATGCATCTATCACAAATCCCCGGATCTACTGTTAGAATGGTAGTTCGTGGCGAGAGTATAGGTGATAGGATGAGTAATTATCTCGTTGAACGACTTGAGATGGCTGATAATGTAACTATTCATTTAAACAGTGAAATTTCAAACGTAGACGGGGGCAATGATTTACAAAATGTCTGGATTAAAGATAAAACATTCACAGAAGGTTTCGATGTCGATCATATTTTCATCCTTATTGGCGCTGTACCATTGACAAGTTGGATGAAAGATATTTTAGAACTAGACAAATCTGGTTTTATATTGACTGGTAGGGATCTTAAAGCGACTGATGTACGAGAGTTTAAAGATACTTGTGGACGTAAGCCGTTTGATCACGAAACTTCCATGCGAGGTGTGTTCGCAGCAGGAGATATACGGGCTAAATCAGTAAAAAGAGTAGCCAGTGCAGTAGGCGAGGGCGCCGCGACAGTACCGGAAGTACACCAAATAGTACAAATAGCAAAAGATAGAGAGGCATATGAAAACACCAAAAATTGATTGGCCACTAGCCATCACTCTAATGGGTACGTTTGCCCTTCTTATTCTATTTTTAACATATGCAATGCTTAGGATTTACACATGAGTTACTATTGGCGTATTAAATGGAGAGATTATAACGAGCAAGAACTGCTGATCAGTGAGAAGCAAGCTCAAATTATTAATCAAAATCTTACACTAGAGAACAGGCCGGAACGGTTTGTTATAAACAAGATACCTTATCGTTATGATGCGATTGATGTTGTCGAACCTACGACAAAGAAAGTAGAAGAAGATGTTAAACAGCTTTATGCAGGGGGTGCTGAACGGCTCAAAACAGGCCCTATACTTGATGAAGAGGGTTTTGTTATCGCTAACTGGTACAAACGACAGGTTAGCTCAAAGGAATTCGAGAAGTATTATGCAAATCACCCCAGCTACTACACCCTCGAGCGTCTGGACTCTGGCAATATCGTTATCGCGTTCAGAAGGGCCGAAGAGATAAATGCAACTCGACCAGCTGATCTTGAGTTATGTACAGAGCAAGAAGTCGAAAGACTGTGGAAAAGTTACGGAAACATTTAAAAAATAGTATTGACTTTTACAACCAAGTGTGCTATATTGAATACAGATAAGGACAGCGCTGGACAAGTTACTACAAGTAACAGTCAGAAGACCGTTCAGCACCTTATCTGTCACGGATGCTCGAAGAGAAATCTAGAGAGGACGACCCAACAGTAGGCGGTTTTAGCACTCAGGTCTGTCTTTTGGACACATCCGTACATTAAAAATTAAGTGTAAAGCATCGGTGATAAGTGTCTGATGTCTGCGGCAGTGGACTATAGTGACTAAACCAAGAGTAAATAGAAGTGCCGGGTCTAGGAGGGTTGCAAACAGTACTAGAAACGTCGCGCGGTGGAAATCTTCTATACTTGTTATCGATGCTGTGCACTTAAGAAACTTAACAATTCGGCGTTATACGATTACAGAGGGGGTGGTGTACACAGCGGCGTCTCGAAACGTCAGTAGGGGTAGCTCTCCAAACCCAAAGTAGGACGCTTATCGACCCCCCGTGTGATCGTATAACAACTGTATTATTTAATCTGTTCGTGGGGACTTAGCTTGACGAGTTCATGGCATCAGTTACCGCTGATGAGTCGAGCGACCTCCTTACCCCATGAGCGGTTTAGATAATATAGTATTGATAATAATTCCGGGGGGATGCACGGCAACCCTTTGACCCGCATACGGATGGCCGTCTTTATGCATAGTGGCAGAGGAATGTAGACTGTTTTCGACTGGATCAGGACATGGAAGAGTGCATCGCTTACATGATTCAATTCCAGCGTCAGACACCCCCCTCGAAGTATTATCAAGATTTGTACATTTTCACAGGTTCCCCCGTGCAAGATCGCCGGAGTAATTACCACAGATCGTCCTGACTGCCGTTTGATCACTGGATCAGTCGAAAATGGGGTCTGTGAAAGTGTATAAGGAAATAAAGAAAGGGTAGCATGGGATCACAAACAATACGAGTACCGATAACCGTTAAGATTTTTAACGCCAAAAACGATGAGATGATATTCAATGCCTCTTCGTCAGTAAAATCGAAAATTAGAAATCTGACCTCTGAAGCTCTCGCTCAGAATGAAAATCTGGATGTAGTTGGTACTGCTAAAGTAACTTACAGTCGAGAACAGGATTCGTTCAATAGCTTTGATTTTAAAACGATCGAAGAATTTGATGAGAAGATGGGACCGATCTTAGAGATTGGGCTACTACGGGAACTTAAAGCATCAGGGATGCTAGAAAAGAAGTATTTAGGATAATGGAACGAGGACCAGAACAGACTAACGAACGACCAGCAACCGATGAAGAACGTGAAGAACTGCAAAGGCAACTCGGATCTCTCGGACTATATGATGCAAATGACGGTACACTTGGACCAGTCGATCATCAAGAAAGCTTCTGGCCTCACACTAACGTATTACCGGGAGAAGATTGATGGCTAAAAAATTTATTGTTATTTACGGTACGGACAACAAAGAGGTAAAAGGTACTGCTGACACAATCGAAGAAGCTATCTTCATAAGAGGACCTATCGAGGGCGAACATTTTAATAACGCTATTTATAAATTAATAGATGTTAAGGTAGAAGAAAGCGATAATGCGTGAAAGTTACGAATACATCCCTTGTAACGCAGCAACTCCGTGCAAGTACAGGGAAGAGGATGAATGTTTCGAGGATTTACACCACGAAGCGTTCCCTAAGTCAGCATATCGTACTGCACTAGAAAAACAGTTCAGAAACCATGTGATGAATAAAGTCGTTATGTGCCGAGCGGTACACGATGATATCCACGCTCAACAGCTTCTCCCCCGTAAAGGTACTCGAGAAGAAATGCAACAATTAATGGAAGGTTTTAAAAAGAGTGAACAAGCAGCTAAAAGAAGTACAGGGATCAGTAACGGAGCACTGGATGGACAAGAAGCTACGGCTTCGACAACCTATCAACCTACCGGGAAACGTGATCAGGATAACAGCACCAGCCTTGGTAGCAATGAACGCTCACCGGAATAAACTTTTAGGGACAGACTACTCACTACATGAGTTAGCCCAGATGGATGAAGATGAAAAGCAAGCTTAGTACACATATCGCATTTATAGCATGGATCGTATTCCTTACGGTCGTAGCAGTTGCCATGTACTCCTATCACATATATGAATTTAATCTCTATATGCTTGGTGGATTTACAATCTTCGGAATAGCTGATCTGTTCGTTATCTCTGAATACTCAGGATACATTAAGGACACTACGGTATTCCAAATAGGGTCAACAGCCTCTTACTACGGCCCTAAAGGTTTACTTATCACCGGGACTATCCAAGAGAACTTTGGTATCTTCCACAAGATCCGCGCTATTGGCCACAAAGACAAATGGGTGTTGAGCCACCAAGTCGTATGGGTACGCTCTTCTTAAAAGACGGAAGAGTACTTGAGCTTAGTGATGAACAGACAATGTATCTCGCCAAGCTCATTTTCTTTATCCCTAACCATAAGCAGATCAAACTAAACGGTGAGATATTCACATTAGACGATCTGGACCATGAAGCAAAGAGATTATCTCAGTTGCCTCAGCAAACTGGAATTGGTATAAATGTTGCAGCTGTGGATAAGTCAGAGCGTAGAACTAATCAGTAAAAATAGTATTGACTTTTATCGTCATGTGTGCTATACTGAGAGTATAAATAAGAAAGGGTAGCAATGTACGATATTCAAGTAGAACTATATAAGGGCGAAGATTCAATAGCATTTGACGAGATCTTTGATGATCCTGCTGATCGAGAATTAACGAGTGTTCTGTACAAATCAGTACCAGTATTAGAATCTGGTCAAGCTGATCGTGCAGTTATCTACATTGCGAAAGACGGAGAGCTTCTTGAAATTATGAATTTCACAGCAGCCGAGTTTGATCCTAAGCAAGTATACACAGACATTGAAGAGTTCAAACAAGAGAGGGGCGCATAGTGAGTGGACCAAAGATCACAAAGATTACAATCGGAGGTACTATTCCTACCGCTCAATATACCGACATCCGACCTACTTTTGAAGTAGAGACGGATGGAGATGTAGAGGGCGCTAAGAAGTTAGCACTTGAACAGTTAGTAGACATCAGCCAGCGATTCGCAGTTGATGGTAAAGAGTTCCAAGACCGTGCAGCAGCGAAGAAAGTTCCTACTGACGGTATCAAGTTGACAAAGGTTGAGAGCCTTATCACAGGTGTAGTAGCGTTCAGGGATCAATACAATCACTTCTATAACGAAAAGGGTGAGAAGTACTTGAGCGCGAGTAGCTTCATTAAGAAGTACAAGAAACCATTTCCTAAAGAGTTTATTCTCCCTAAGATGGTTGGTGCATATGGTGGTGAAGTTGCAGACTGGGAAGCTATCTGGGGACTCCAAGGTGAGATCTCTACGCAACTTGGTAAAGCGATTCACGCCGGAATTGAACTGTACGGTAAGTACAGTGAGTTAGGTGCAAAAGCTGGTGCTAAAGAGAATATCAATAAGGCACTTGCAACTCAGCCATACGTTAAGTGGGCTGTAGAGGAATACTTTAAGGGTAAAGAAAAAGAAGAAGCACTATATGAAGAGCTTATCCTCGATGATAAAGATCTCCGTATGGGACTTATTGACCGTATCCTTATTGTAGACAAGAAGAAGAAGATCGCTCGTGTACAAGATATTAAGACGAATGCAGATCTCCATAAAAAAGAAGAATTCATCGCTCCATTTAATACATTAACTCAAGAAGTCCTAAGCGGATACCGTATCCAATTAACTTGGTACAAGGATCTTCTTGAGAAGTACGGATGGACCGTTGAAGGATTAGACATCGATCACCTAACAGCTGATGGATGGGAACGCACAACAATAGAAGCAGTAGACTTGAAAGGATTAAAGTAATGACAAGTTTTAAAGTAGGCGACAAGGTTGTATTAACAGATGCAGCACTAGAAGAGGATGATTTAGATAGTTATTCATCAAAAGGTTTCGTTCACACAATTACAAAAGATCAAGATGAAGACGGTGATTACCGCCTTGACGTAGAGGGCGATCCAGATGATTACTTCTACGCTAATGAAAAACAAATTATTAAAGCACAAAAGACATTTGAGAACCTCGAAGTTGGTGATACTATCATCTACAACGGTGGATACTCAAGCGAACAAGTGCATACTGTTGAAGGTGTAGTTGGCAACGTAGTATTCGTACTACCTCCAGAAGCAACAGGTGATAGTATTGAAACTTACACAGTTAACTATCTAAAAGAATCAGACGAATGGGTACTACCTGAATCTGAAAAAGAAGAAGAAAAAACTGAGCTAACACTCAAAGAGATTGCTGATAAATTTAACGTTCCGGTTGACCAACTTAGGGTCAAAGAATAATCTAAGTAGAAAGGATAAGTATGAACAAGCTATTCAATTTAGACAAAAAGAAGTTTATTCCAACTGCTAAAGCGCTATTCACCACATTTGTATGGGCTGGTTTCATCGTAGTATCTTTCTTTAGTGCACTCAGCTTACGAGGCACTATCGATCTACAACCTTGGGCCGACGTAGTACTTGGTACTGCACAAGGCGCTTACGGTTTGATCGCACTCGGATTAATAATTTTCCAAGCTCAAATTAACGATAAGAAATAATATAACGAAGGACGAATAATACTATGGTAGACGTACGCGATCTATATGCAAAAAACAAACCAGCATCAGCTGGAGGTGAAGACTTCCTAAAGCTTCAAGATGGAGACTCAGTACGAGTACGATTCTTGGATCTCCCAGTTGAATTCACAACAGAATACCAAGACGGATCAAAGGGTGTACGTTGGGCATGGCCTATCTACAACTTTGACGAAGGTAAGATGATGATCTTTGAAGCCGGTAAGATGATTTACAACGCGCTCAACGATCTTATCCAAGACGAAGAGTATGGTGATCCATCTGAATATGATGTAAAGGTTGCACGAACCGGTAAGACACAGAACGATACTCGATACACTATCACACCTACCCGTGAGAATAAAGAACTCCCAGAAGGTGCTGAACCTATCGATGTATACAAGGTAAAGAGTAGCTCTCAATATGCGACAAACGTTCATCGCCTTGGTGAAGAACCGTCAGCTGAGAAGACCACCGACATTGTGTTAGACGACATCGAAGACAAGCCAATCGATCTCTCAGAAATTCCATTTAACTAGGATACATTATGGCAGAATTAGATCTCAATCAAGTACAAGAAGATATCGAAAAGATTACTCAGACAATCTGGAAAAAGCAGACTGAGGCAAGTACAGCATCAGAGAACTCTAATGACGAGAGCTTGAGTATACTGTTGACCACATTGGCACGGTATAACTCAAGTCTCGGCCGTAATGCTGCGACAGCTAAAGCTATTGCTCGAGATATGAAGCGAGTCCTAGAGAATCTTAAAGAGGATCAAAAGACACGAGTTTCAGAACTTACTCTCAAGTATATCAATGGAGGTGGTCCGGTTGGGAAATCCGAGCACCAAGCCAAAGTTGATGCAGCAAAAGAGTTCAAACCCTTGATCGCAGACGCATTCAAGGTGTATAATGAAGTTCAGCTCATCGCAGATCAAGCAGATGACTTAACATATCGGACTGATACATATTTAAAAATGGGTCAGACTAGGGTGAGCCTAATAAAAGCCGATAAAAAAGGATAATAGTTTATGGCGAATACCAATTCGCAGGAGCCTCCCTTATGGGGAAGGTACATAGAAACACCTATGAAGAAGTATTATGGAGTTCCCGGTAGTATCATCTACCCTCACATATTCTTCACCATAGCAATACTTACAATAATAGGATTTCTTACACTAATATGAGAATTTGGGTCCCAGCAAAGTTTCCTAGCTTAAATGAATACATTAATGCCGAAAGGCGCAATCGTTTCTTAGCTGCTAAGATGAAGAAAGAGTGGACCGAACTCGTAACGAACACCGTTATTGAAGCCAGAGGGTCAACATTGCCTTATGTCGCAGTGTTCCCTCTCGGCATTAAGTTCATCGTACACGAGCAGAATACTCGTAGAGACATCGACAACGTAGCCAGTATGGTTGCAAAGTTCTGTCAAGATGGACTGGTTAAGGCCGGGGTTCTCCCGGATGATTCACAGAAGTACATCAACAAAATAGAGTTTGAATTTATCATTGATAAAGATAACCCGGGTGTAGAAATTATTTTATAGAACGGATATAGGTAGAGTATGGAATTTGGAATCATTTGGACAGTTGTATACCTCATAGCTAATGGACTTATACTTGTATTTGGACCATTAATGATCGGTCAAGAACGAAAACCTCGCTTCTATACCGTAGGATGGTACATCTCTGTAGCTATTGAAATTATTGGAACCAGCATTGCGCTGATATGGGCGTACTTAGTATGAGTACCGGACCATTCCCTAAGATTCTCCATGTAGGTCATAAGGATATCTCAACATTGTTTGATGATGTCGTGGAGATCACAGAAAAAGTAGACGGATCTCAACTGGGATTCGGCAAAGTAAACGGAAGACTATTTGTTCGATCGAAGGGACGCGAGTTAGATCTCGATAACCCTGATGGAATGTTTATGAAAGCGGTAGAATATGTTAGAAGTATTGAAGACAGGCTCCCAGATAACTATACGTTCTACGGGGAATACCTCCAGAAACCGAAGCATAATACACTGGCCTATGACCGAGTACCAACTAACGGTATTGCACTTTTTGGAGTCTATAACTACGAAACAAAAGAGTTTTATGATTATGAAACCATACAGGTATGGGCGAACAAACTTGAGGTTGATGCAGTCCCAGTCATTAAACTCGGAATCAGCAACCCAGAAGAAGTACTAGAATTTGTAAAGAATAGGGTAAGTTACCTTGGTGGACAGAACATTGAAGGCGTGGTAGTTAAAGCGTACAAGCCTTGGCTATTCCTTAACTCAATTCCACTATCAGTAATGAGTGGTAAATATGTTACAGAAGAATTCAAAGAAGTCCACGGTGCAAACTGGAAAGCGGAGAATACCAATAAGGGTCAACTCGCAGTCGCAATCGGTAAGTATAAAAGTGTCGCGCGGTGGAACAAAGCAGTACAACATTTACGAGATGCTGGCAATCTTTCCGGATCGCCCAAGGATATCGGACTTCTTATAAAAGAAGTGAGACGAGATGTTGAAGAAGAAGAGAAGGAAAACATTAAAGATATTCTATGGAAGATCTATGGTGATAAGTTCCTTCACGAAGCCGGAAGTGGCTTACCTCAATGGTATAAAGAAGAGTTAGTGAAAGGAAATATAGACGTATGAGTTATGTAATCATATACAAAGACGATAATTACCGCACTACTTTTACCGAAGTAGCTACGGACAAAGAAGCTGTAGAAGAAGCAAGAAAGCACAGCGGGTCAGTAATTATAAAAGCACAAGATCTAAAGCTAGAAGAAGAGTAATATGAAAACTAAAATCAAAGTTGAGTATTACCATGACGTTCACGAACAGATCCTAGAACTCCATGCAGCTATGCAGGAAATAAAATCTAGTGGCTTGACAGAAGAAGCGATTGTATTATTACTACAGAACGCATCAAAAGAATCAAAGACATCAATTAGAAATGTACTCTACGCGCTAGAGAACATAGATCGGTACTTGAAGTAATGCCTAAGCTAGTATTTGAATTTAAAACACAAGAAGATCTCGATAACTGGTATGGATTTTATTCCGACGGTGGTGGAGAAGACGGTATCTATGAAGGCTTCGCTCAAGAAGGCTGGGATTACCCTGAAATCAAAGTAACACAGGAGTCATAATGCCTAAAGTATTAATCCTACGAGGAATCCAAGGATCCGGCAAGTCAACCTACGCTAAGAAACTTGTTGATAAAGGCGGATGGATCAGAGTAAATAAAGATGATTTACGAGCAATGTTATTCAACAGTAAGTTCAATGGCAAGAAAGAGAAAGCCATCCTTACAATTAGGGACCGTATTATTACTAACGGCCTTCGCTACGGTTATAATGTTGTGGTTGACGATACCAACCTTAATCCTACTCATATTGACAGGATTGGTGAAGTCGTAGAAAACCAGCAATACATCGATAACGATGGAGCTGAAGAAGACAAGAAAGTAACATACGACATTGAGATTAAAGACTTTGAAGTAACACTTGATGAAGCAATTAAGAATGATCTTAAGCGCGAGAAGTCTGTTGGTGAAACTGTTATCCGTGACACATGGAATAAGTGGATCCGACCAACATTAACACTAGATTTAACACCGAAGGACGAATTAGAAAGTGCAGCAATTTGGGATCTTGATGGTACACTGGCACTACTTAATGGCCGTGATCCATATGACGCTTCTGAAGCTGAGTATGACTTGCCAAATTACCCAGTTATCGACGCTTTGCACCGCTACCAAGAAGATGGTGGTAAAGTTATCATCACTTCGGGAAGAAGCGATGAATATGAAAAACAAACGTTCGCGTGGTTAGAGAAGAATAATATTAAGCCTGACGTTATCATTATGCGTAAGCAAGGTGATACTCGTAAAGACTACGATGTTAAAAAAGAAATGTTCATGGATCACATCTATGGAAAGTTCAATGTAGAATTCGTATTCGATGATCGACAACGTGTAGTTGACGGATGGCGCGATCTTGGACTCACAGTATTCCAAGTAGCAGATGGTAACTTCTAATGCTCTACGTCTTGACGACATACCAAGATAGCCACTATTACAGGAATTATACTCTGCGATATGGGTATCTTGGTAAAGAGAAGATGGATGATTACAACGGAGAAATTCTTGCATTCATTCCGGTAGTAAGAGCAGAGACAAGTGAACGGTTTGAATACGATGGGTTCTCATACAGAGATCCTAAGCCAGCTAAATTTGATCTTAAGAACCTAGAAATTGTTACTAACCCTGAACCTATATCTTTAGCTGAATACACTATTAAACCAGTTAAACAGCGAGAAGCCAATAAGGTTATTGAAGCAATAGAGAACAAAGCTTTTAAAGAAGCACAAATCTCAGCTGATTTCAAGAACGTATCTGAAAAACTTAAAGTATTGATGGAGTTGTAATGCCAACTAAAGATACACTCAAAGAGCGCGGTAGTCGCTACGGTAATTACCTAGAACAAACTACCATCATTAAAAATATAGAGAACGCGATCCACGAGACTGGCGCCGGTGTAGTTTGGTTAGGCCTAGAGGCTGATCAAAAAGACGCACTCTATATGATCATCGTAAAGATGAGTCGTATCCTGAATGGTGATCCTGATTATGCAGATAACTGGGAAGACATCGCCGGATATGCAACATTAGTAGCTAATAGATTGAACGGAGTTAAAAGTGAGTAATGTAGGCGGATTTTCATTATGGGGAGCGGCGTTTCTTACGACACTCGTATTCCTCGTCCTAAAGTTGACAGCAGTAATTACATGGTCATGGTGGTGGATCTTCTCCCCTCTTCTGATCGCAGCTGGAATAACAGCGGTAGTATTAGTAGTTATCGGACTCATCCTACTCCTGATCCTTCTCGCAGCGCTGAAAGATTAGTACTATGAGTGAACGCGAAGATAAGGCCATTGAAACCATTTGTGTTCCAATAGGGTATCTTCACGAACTAGAAGAACTAAAAACAAAGGAACAAGAAGATGACGATGGAACGACAGACGACACAACAACCGGAGATGCAAAGCCCTCCGATAAGTAAAGAAGAACTATTCTCGCTGAGAGACGTTCTCGAGGGCATGAGTCCATTGGAACTTCAGGCACATAAACTAAAGATGCTAAATGGTATATCGGATCGAGAGGCTATTGTCCACTTGATCAATGACGTACTGGATGGTAACGGGGTAATTTAAAAATGGTAGAAACAGCAGAACAGGCTAAGTTGGGTAGTAAAACCCTACTAGAAGAGGCTGTAAAGGATAGCGGATATACGCGTATCGAGATCGTAAAGGTCGCATACATGGATTATCTCGTATCCGAACGACAGGTAAGGGCCTTGCAAAATGTGCTCGGTGGTAACTTACCTAAACACACCTACAATGATCGAGTTGGTGGTATGAAACGAATCGATCGAACTTCTGCATTACGCAGGGGAAACCGAAAGCTAGGTATTAACATCACTCGGAGCGCCGGTAAGACATCTAAGCACATGAAGTTCTTTGATAAGCTTATGACAGCGCAACAAAGATCTGGATACTTGTACGATAGGTTTGAAGCATTAGCGAGACAGCTGACACCAGAGGAACAGAACTCAATTATGACGGGTGTTCCATTGCCGGTTAACGTTATGGCGGATAAGCCCAAGAAACAATCCATTGTGACGCAGATTAATAGTTCAGGTGAGCATAAAATCGAAGTTAATAAGAAAGTAGTATAAGTATGTGTTTAAACGCAAATCGACCAGAATCTCGCACAGCGACAGAGGCAGCTTCTTTATTCTATGAAGATCTAGAACGTAAGACGGCTCGAGATATTATTGGAAATCATAATCCTAGTAATAACCCAGCAGTTGATAAGATTAAAGCAGCAGCGGTAGAGCTAATTATTGCTATCCACCAAGCTGAAGGTATCGGTTCAGAAGACTGGGCGCCAGCTCATTGGAACGAACTAGCTGTGGATAACGTTGTTATTGCATCGATGTTAGCAGTAAAAGCTGCAACTTTCAAGCAATAAAGTATTGACATTTTGAACAAGGTGTGCTATATTGAATAAGTGATTCAACTACTAATAGTCGCGGTAGCAGTAACATTCAGTTTACTCACTATCCCGATCGAAGCAGCACAACCACCTGTCGCCAATGAGCCTCCGGCCATTGTTGCAGTTCAAGAAGAAAAGAAAGTGGAACCGATAGTGGAAACTCCGAAAGAAGTAACTCCTGAACCGGCTCCCGTAGTAGAACAGCAAATAGCACCTACACAATCAAACACAACCCCTTCAGAAAACGAAAGCATTGCTTGGAACTTTCTGATCTCTCAAGGGTTTACTCGTAACCAGACAGCTGGTATAATGGGTAATCTCCAACAAGAGCACGGCTTTAATACATCCGATGTCCCCGGTGGACTCGGCATTGTCCAGTGGACAAGTGGTCGTAGGGCAGCACTCATCAATAAAGGTAACTACTTGGACATTAATGTTCAGTTAAACTACTTGATGGAAGAATTAAACGGAAGCGAGTCTGGAGCAAAGGCAGCCGTACTAGCGTACGACGGCGTTGAATCAGCGACGATCGCATTCCAAAATAAGTTTGAGAGATGTGGCACTTGTATGCAGTCTCAACGAATAATGTACGCCTACGAAATACTAGGACGACATTAATAAAAAGCAACCTCTTGTGGGTTGCGAAGAGTAAAAGGCTTGAACGTGCAGACATCGCCCGTGAGCGATGGCCCCCGTTGGCTGGATTAAACGTAATTAGCCTCACGGCGTAGATATTAATCCACTCTTCGCAGTTCGCAAGGACTGTCCCTTATACCCCCTTTCGATGGTCTGATAACGAGGAGTTATCAGCGCAAGCTCGGCAAGCACTCCGAGGCCATCACCTAATTAATGAATGGAATTTATGATAGAACCTAGGATATTATTGTACGACCTTGAAGTGTCTCGCGACATTGTAGAAGGATACGGAAACAAATGGGAGTTTAAAGTAGTCAAGACTACGCGACACCAAGAACTTATGAGCTTCGCATGGAAGTGGCTCGGTGAAAAGAAGATACACTATCTAAGCCGACATGACTTTGACACATACGGAGCATTCGTATTCGCACTCTGGGAACTTCTAGATGAAGCCCATATCGCTATCGCTCACAACGGTATCAAGTTCGATAACAGGATGGCTAATCGATTCTTCATTAAAGAGAATCTAACACCTCCATCACCGTTCCGATCTATTGATACACTACAGGCAGCTCGAAGGAATTTCAAGTTCCAAGGCAACAGCCTGAATGAACTCGGTGAATACCTCGAAGTTGGCCAAAAAGAAAAGATCACATACGCGGATCTTGAAGAAGACTTTATGTCAGATAATCCTAGCCGTAAAACACTTAAGGCTATGGAGAAATATAACAAGCAAGACATCGTTCTACTTGAAGCAGTATACCTAAAGTTACGCCCTTACATTAGGAATCACCCGAACCTCGCAGTTGTCTCACAACGACCTGAAGTCTGTGGAGTCTGTATGGGTACTAACTTCCAGTCAAGGGGCACGATCGAAACTAACAGTGCAACTTACCGAGCATTCCGTTGTACCACTTGTGGAACTACACAACGTCTAAGGTTACAAGACAAAGAACATAGACACGATAAATCAGTTTATGTTAATGTATAAGACTAACTAAAACGGAGAACTAGATGGGCAATATAGCTTTAGCACAAAAACTCAACGACGAAGAACTAACACTAGAACAAAAGCTTGCCCTTATTGATCAAGCCATGAAAGAACAAGAAGCAGAAGATAGGGACCACGCCATTAACACTGGTACAGTATACGCTCCGCGTGACCCATCAGATGCATTTGCTTGTGAGGGATGTCAATAATGCGTGTTAGTATCTATGGAACAACAGTATGTGCTTTCTGTAAGACATTAAAACAATGGCTCGACAGCAAAGACATACAATACACTTACATCAACCTTGACGAAGACGAAGCAGCTAAGATGTTTATGCAACAAACGCTAGACATTAGCCGAGTCCCAGTAACTATGATTACCGAAGGCGAAGACACTAAAATGTTTATCGGTTTCGATCGACAAGGTATCGGTGCAGCTCTTGGAATCTGATCACTGCCCTAATTACCAAGAAAACTCTTGACAAATTGAATATCGCCTGATATAGTGAGTGGTGCACTTAATTAGGAGATTAAGCTAACTGAAATGCCTCGATAGGTTAGCGGCTCTTAGAACATAGAGGCAACAAAAAAGACCCCCGTAATGGAGGTCTTTTTATTTTTGTGGTGTTACTAGCCGCGATTGGCTAGTGCTACAACACCCACAATAACAAGTACTACTGCTGCGATGAAACCAACAATGGCTCCAAAGGTAAGTAGTGCTGCGCTTACTGCTACAAATTTAGCGAGTAAGAACAGTGCAATTACTGCGAATAATACTACGGATGCAATTCCTGTTAGCATTTTATTCTCCCTGTTTTATGGTTGATGTTACTTTATTCTGGATCACGTTGTAGTAATAAGTTACCACTGCGATCAACGGAGGCAACAGAGCGACAAGCCATGTTGCGTTCGCTTGAATAAAGTTCTGGACATCAGGTAAAACAATCATTGCTAAGAATGTAGGAGCAGCAACAATGAACACTTGGTTGAACGTGCGAATCGCGCGTCCTATTTTCGTATCTTTAAATGCTACTGGGTTTTCTTCAGTTGCCATTACTTTTTCCTTTCCCAAGTTACTAGGAAGTCTTGTATTAATTTAAACCATTTAGCTATCTGTTCGCCTAAATTAATAGTTGGCTGTTCAGGAGTTTCTGGTTTAGGCTCGGTTGTACCCGGATTATCCGGTGTAGCTTCATCGAGCTTTTTTTGTAAATCTGTGATCTGTTGATCTCGCTCAGAAATCGTTTGTTTCAATGCATCGATTGTTGCATCGTCAGATGAGTTAGCTTCGATCAAGGCTTGTACCTGTGATTTGGCTGCATCGCGATCTGCTGTAGCTTGTGTGAGTTGACTATTAAGTACGTCAACTTGAGAGAGACGATCGTTAATTCCGTTAATAGAATTACTGTCTCCGGAGTCACGCCATTGACGAGCTTCTGGTGATAGGAATAATTCTTGTAAGTATTCAACCGTTAAGTCTTTACCGACATGACCTTCGTTATCGCTTGATCCATCTAATGCGCTGCGACGACCAGCTAATCCGTTCCTACCTAGGATACCGTGTGCTAACTGTCTCCACGCGTCTGTTGTTACCTTTACTGGCACGTTATTTCCTCCGTTTCCGGGATTAGTTGTTTCTTGTCCGACTGCGAATTGGCTAGGGTTGACTCGTCCAGCGAATCCATTACTGAATACTGGAGGTTTACCTATAAATTCAAAGTGTAAGTGTGGGCCTGTGACTCCACCCGTAGCTCCACTATAACCAATTAATTGGCCTTGTGCAACTGACTGTCCTTTATTAATGACAGTTGATGTTAAGTGAGCGTACCCTGTATAAACGTCACCGTGATCTATGATGATCGCGATTCCTGCTACTGCACCCATCCAGCTAGAGTTTTGTCCCCAGCCTTCAAAGTTAATTGTACCAGCTCGAGAGGCATATACCGGAGTACCGACTGGCACACCGAGATCTAATCCGTTGTGTCCCTTTTGTCCGTACTGAGCATAATAGGCTGGGTT